GGAGAGGGAGGGCACTCTCTTCCAACAAGATTAAGACTTACAGCGTTTTAAAACAGTATTCTCTACCAACAAGATTAAGACTTACAGCGTTTTAAAACAGTATTCTGTAGGGTTTACCAACAAAATAAAGTATGATAGCGTTTTAAAACAGTATTCTCTTCCAACAAGATTAAGACTTACAGCGTTTTAAAACATCATTCTCTTCCAACAAAATAAAGTATGATAGCGTTACCAACAAAATAAAGTATGATAGCGTTTTAAAACAGTATTCCATAGGCTGGTAGTAAGTGAAATGTTTAACAATTAAAACATAAACAACATGAACGTAGACTTTGCGCCTGACTTAGATTTGAGTAAGGAGGTAGAAGGTTTTATTTTTGGGGTGAAAGGAATAGAAGGTAGTGATGGTATAGTATATGCTATTACAGTTGTGATAGGTGTATTTTTTTATGATTGTTATAAGGATAAATGTTTGTTATCGCGTAGTGATAGTTGTATAGAACAGGCTGCCATAGAGGGGGAGTAGGCGGCGCCTTGGGCTAAGGCCTGCGGTTGTAGGTGGAACGTAGGTCGGAGCAGAGCCGGGACAGTTTGTTGTGGAACTAAAAAAAATAAAAAGGAGGAGATAGCGATATGAAAAAAGGCATTTAAGATATTTTCTATTATGTTTGTCATAGAAATAGTGCTGATAGCTATTTTAGATGCTATGGCGTAAGTGAGAAAAATTTCTTCATTAATTTTCTTATGCTTTAGACAGAGTGCTCCCGTCTGCGAAGATCGGAGCACTTGCTTTATGGGATTCATGGTGCGGTAGGTCGGTTCGATTCCGGCGATCTCACACAACATTAAAAACAAAGGAGGAAAGAAAATGAAAGATGGTATTACATTACATCCAGAACACGGATTGAATCCGTCTATAGAAGTCTGCATGATATGTGGCGAAGAGATGGGGATTGCTTTATTAGGGAATAACATCAAGGGGCAGGCGCCGCATCATATATGCACGGGAGAGATATGTGACAATTGCAAAAAGATAATAGATGACGGAGGTTGTTTTATTATCGAAGTCGAGGATGGATCAGATCAAAAGAATCCGTATCGTACAGGGAGATATTGCGCGATAAAGAAAGAGGCAGCAAAGAAAATACTTGGACAGGAACATAGTGTTGTGTACATGGAAAAGTCTGCATACAGTCAAATAATACCACAAAAATAAAGAAAGATATGTTTACAAAAGAAGAGCGATTATTCATTTGGAAAAAGGTATATGAGGAGATCGAAAGGTTAGAGGATGGGGATTATATATGCGTCATGTTGAGAAATATAGTATTTAAGTTTTTCAGTACTCCTAAAAAAATAGAATCCATTTATGGGTTATATTTAGATAAACTGGTGAAAACATATTTCCCGGAATTGGAGGAAAAGAAAAGTATGACTACAGAACCAGAAGAAGAATGGAGGATATATGGATGGTTTGGTTGTATTAGTCCAGAAACGAAGGAGGTGAGGCTAAATATTGTGAAAGATATTATAAAAGAGTTAGAATAGTATTTTTGTTAATCTATTTTATTCATCAAATTAAGTTTTGGGTTTTGGCATGTCGGTTCGTGAGAATAGGCATGTCTATTTCTGTATCATAGAGGGATGGCGAGGCGTGCCGGTCCTGGTTCGATTCCGGGCATCTCACAAACAATAAAACAAAAGAGTTATGAGAATATACAAGAATGATATTATAAAGGCGTCAGCGATAAGCACCGGCGATGACAGGGGATTATTACTATGTTCAATAACGGATTCAGGCTTTACGTCTATAGCTGGTGTAATATCGGCTATTAAAGACAAGTTGCCAGGCAAAGATCATAAGAAGATGATTTTTGAAATACGGAATGATGGAAGAAACGAATATGGCAGATATAATAATTGCGGAACAAAAGTATTGTAATAAAGAGTAGAAAACAATATGTTTATGTAATATTAGTTTTTTCATTTTTATTGAAAGGAGCGCCGGCCTGTGAAGGTATGCGCTCTTTGTATTTATATAATGCTTGACATACTCCCATCGCTAAAGCAAACGGGATTCTTGGATACAAACGTACGGAACCCCCGGTTTTACAATCGTTGGAATCACCCGCACTTTCCAACTCGGAAATGCCCTTCCGAGGTCGCAAGACAGGGCAAATATAATGTTTAATTATCATCTGACACATAAATGGGATCAGTATTACCATTAAATAACATAAAACAATAATAATATGACAGATAATAACATAGATGTGAATATCGTACCTGTAAAGAATGGTGCGAAACGTGTTGTGGTATCATATTACCATTATTCACGCAAGGACAAAAATCACATGAGTTCCCAAACGGATTACGTTTGGGAAACAAAGAATGAAGAAATGTTTAAATACTTTGAGGCCAGGAGGACAAAAGTATTTTATAGTCAGATTCGTGCCATGTGTAGATTCTATGGCAAGAAAAATGTACGTAAATACAAAAAGTTATGATATTAAAAACGACAACCAACGAGTTTTGTTTCATTAACGTAAGTTTCTATGAAACAATAGCAGATCCTCGCTATTTCTTTGAACAAGATTATAAAGAGATGCCGGAATATGAGGAGGAATTAGATTTTGATTTTGATTCTTATTGCAATAAGTTTATTCCTTTTGTACAGGAATGGGCGAATAAGGTGGGCGAACGCCTTTATGAATATGGTGTGAATAACATAAAGGTAATATCGGTCGGACATCCAAAAGATCGCAATTATGGTACTGATTGGATGGATGTAAGGGTAGAGTTTTGTGATGAATGGAGGCAAAAGATGTTATCTAACATTGGTAAGATTGTTAATGATGATAAATGCAAGAAGTATGCGGAGGCTAATTACCGGTCGGTATCAGGATACATCTTTTTAGGACCTGAAGATTTAGAGGAATTTGAAAAGGAAATAATAGAAAGAAAGTCAGATTCGGGATATGATGTAACAATATTGTTAAATATGTATCTAACTTTGGCTTTTGTAAAAGAATTTGGATTTAAAGCCGGAGAAGCATGGAGTGAAATAACAGAATATGCTTACGGATGTTTGTCGTATTCTGATTTTGCAACAACAGAGATGCTTATACCGGAAGGTTCGGAGCATTTATTCAAAGACATTTACACGGCAAAGGCCGACGAATTATATCATCATGTCCTGGATAAATTCGGATGGGCGTGGCGTGATCCGAAATATAAGTCAGAAACAGAATTATGCGCGATGCTAAAGTGGGTAAAAGAAAAAGGCTTGACCATTGAAGAGTTAAGTATTTAATTGTTAAACATAAGGCAGTATTGGTGCGTGAGTATAGGTGCTGCCGTTAAAATATTTTATAAGATGAAAAAAGAAGAGATTCAAACTATTTTATACACAATCAAAGAAGGAGACAGTATTAAAATCAAAGTACAAGACAAAAGTGAAGAGATAAGACTGCGGGATCATGTAAGAAGAGTACAGAAATACGGATACAGGTTTTGTTTGTCTCATTTACATGATGGAATTTTCTATCTGGAGAAGTTGAAAGAAGGGGATAAGGATAAATACTATAGAGTAATAAACAGAGGAAATGAAAAGACCGGAGTATAATAAGCTACGCAAAATGGCTAAGACTACTCCAGGTCTGATAGTGGACGAGGTGCAAAACATGATGCGTGTATCGCTATACGATAATGGGGAGCTTAAGAAGGTGGTAGTAGTAATGAAATGCGATTCTTTTTTACAGTCAAAAAGTAACATAGAAAAGATAATGTTATTATCATCTTCTATAGAAGATAGAAAAAACAAAGAAAAAAATAAAACAAAATCAGAAAATGAACAGAATAACAAAAATAAGAGAAGAAATAGGAGGAAAACAGGTTGATTTGACCTTTTACGGGCGCTTTTGCAGCCTTATCGAAGGTGATAGGGAGATAATACTAAGGGCAATAAAAAACGGTCGTAAAAAAGGCGTAATCGGGGCCATTCAGCCTGGGAGACATGACAGAATTTGGACCACATGGTCTATTGCTTTTAACGATCTGAAGGTAGGGGATACGGTAGAGTTCAGTACATCTGGAAAATACAATCCCGGATTTCATGCTACGGAAAAGTATGTAGGGTGTGTAGAATGGATAAAAGGGTCGGAATGTGCGATAAAAACCGGTAAGGGGATAGCAGTAGTATTAATTAAACACGTGGAAAGGGTGATAAAATGATGGATTTAAGAATGTTTATAGACCTATTTCAGGAGATTGAGGTAGAGAACTTGTTTAAGGCGTTAGATTTATGTATGGAATATGTAAGATTAGATTTACATGTGTTTAATGTAGGAGCTCATGTAACGTGTTCATACAGCAATGATCTTGAATCTCTTTCACAGGCAGAAGGTTGTAATGTGAATATGATAATAGAGGTACCCTACTTATTCGAAGCATTCATGGAATATGCTTCACCGGAAATGAAGTTGTATTATGAAAAACTAACAGAGATAGTATAATATGAAAGAAGAAGTAGAACGGATAAAGAAGTTGGTAGGCATAGATCATAACAGATGGGAGCAACCTTGTGCATGTGATAAATGCAAGAACATGTGTAAGGTTCCTTGTATTGGTACGCCAAAAAACATAGAGGCTATCATAGATGCCGGATACGCTGACAGGTTAAAAGAAACAATGTGGATGGTAGGGTATCTTGCAGTGAAAGAAAAACCAATAGCGATGATCCAGCCAACAGAGAAAGACGGGTGGTGCGCATTCCGCCAGCCAGACGGTCTCTGCGAGCTGCATGACCGTGGACTAAAGCCGACTGAAGGAGTTCTGGCTTCTTGTAAGGTGGTTGAAGAAGACAATGTCCCAACATATGAAACGTCTGTACTTAGAGCAGTAGCTCATGAGTGGGTTAAGGTGGAGAACTTTGGAAATGTAATGAAGGTCGTTTTTAAATTTTTGCATGAAAATGAACGTAGAAAATAAATTAGATAAAGTGGTTAATATCCTAAAAGAAAAAGGATTTGTAGTATATAGAAAGGGCGGGAAGGAGCCAGGTGTGTTTTACGCTAAAGAAGGTGACAGCCGGATAGGATTCGTTTATCCCAACAACGGATATATATACGACAGGATAAAGATGTGGTCTTTTTCAAGGGTATATAAACCACATAAGAAAACCGGGTCTTCGTGCTTAATGTGTGTCAGCGACGAATTTACTATAGAGAATGCGATTAAGAACATAGAGGATAGACTGTGGGTAAATTACATAAAAGACGGTAACAGAAAACGACCAGAAGAATATAAAAATATAAGAGAATTTGTTGGTAGCTTCACTAAATTCTACAACTCTGTAGAATTAGTTGAGGTTAAGTAGTTTTCCATGTAAGTTAGTTACCGGCACTGGTCTGCGAAGATAGGTGCCGTTTTTTATTCAAGAAAGGAGGACAAAGATGGAGAAAAGAGACAAGAAGATGCCTTACGAGGTAGTCATACAGGAAAGAAAAAGAGTGGATTTGTACGGTAACGTAGTGTATTATATCCATTGGTTTGATAAATATGGGGACAATATCACAAACGAATGGAAATTCTGGAGCAAGGGTCCGAAAAAGAAATACGATAGAGTTAATCGTTATCTAACGGATAGTTGGTTGAAGGAATACTGTGGGAATAACAATTTAAAGATAAGGAGAATAAAAGAATGAAAAATATAAAAGTAGATAAAGTGATATTATATTACATGGATCGGGTAGACCCTGACGGGAACTTATACCGGTTCTATGTGTATAAAGGAATGGCATCTGAAATAGAATAATTTTGCACGGAAGAGGCAGGTAATATGACCATACCAATCGGAGAAGGAGAGTATGTCGAGATCGTACTTGACAACGGAGAGAAACAATAGAACATATATCAGAATCGGTTATTAAAAAAATATATAGATGACCAAAAGAGGCATTGATCCCCTGCTTAAAAGCAGGGGCTTTGCTAAAGATCGTAAAGTGCGAAGAACCCAGGTTCAGGGGAGACGCGGCCTGTTCTGCGTGGCGTAAGGCTACAGTAGATGAAATTATTGAACATTTTAAAAACAGATAATTATGGGATATATATGTACAAGATGTGGTGGAACAAATGTTGCCTGTGAAGCCATAGTAAATCCGAATACCGGAAAAATAATAGATTATTTTGATGGATCTTTCGCGCATGCTATTTGCTCGGATTGTGAAAACGAGGTAATAATATCCAACATTGAAGAAGTCAAACATGAAATTGATTTAAGATTTCATGAATTTGTAGAAAGAACAGGGAAGGAGCCTGAATACGTAGAATGTCAGATTGTGTGGAAAGAGACAGGAGACGATAAAAGAACGACAATCAAACTATCGCTGAGTATCAACGATGATGATAATGATGATGTTTTTTATTATTGTAATGGAATAGAATCGTTTAAGCAACTTGCTGAATACGGGATGGTAAAATTTATCGTAACAGGTTGTTGGAATTTCTTTTAAGAAACATATGTAGTTATCATTTTTAATAACATATCTTATGAAAACACAAGAAGAATATGCCCATGAAATTGACGAAATCGTTCGCCGGGATGTAGAGAGCTGCCAGAGTGACTGGTTTATAATCGACAAGGAGATATTTATGCAGCCAGAGAATAAGAACAAGGCATTTATTTTGGGAACAAGAAAGACCGGGTGCGATATGATCGTACTTGGAGGTACTAATTGCAGTGGATCCAATATAGATCGGCTTTTCGGTTGCCTTGGCAATGAAAATTTCTATGTATGTCAGCCGTTATCTTTCTATAAATCACAACAAGAAATCCAGAAAGTAAATCCGCTTTATGCTTTCCCCGTTAATCAATGATGATTACACTGGATTAACGGATGAAGAATGTGAGGAAATCCAACGCTTCTTGGAAGCAGCAGAAGGTTATCCGGTAGATGTAGATTTGGAAACACAAGGGTTTTACCGTTGTAATGACGCAGGAACACTTCCCGGAGAGTGTGCAGATTTTATTTTTCATAAGTGTAATGATTAACTTAAATAAAATACAAGATATGGAAAAAGATTATTATTCTGCTACTACGAGCAAACATCAATGCTATGTTCGTAATGCGATACCAACTTGGGCAATGGTTTTCAGTGTAGGGGATAATATATCGGATACTGGTAATATGAGGTTTGTTGCCAGCAAACTGTGGCGGGCTGTGTCGGCAATGCACCGGGGCGCCGAGTTTCGGCACGGTCTGGTGGAGGACATCACCGGTCACCAGTGGAGTCTAAATCGGTACGAAAACGATTTGCTAACCGCTGGATGTCATAGGATAGCATATAACGAAATGGAGAGAATAGCAAAACAACTGGGATGGGTTTAAGTAACCCATCTTGTTTTATTGATTACATAATTAAAAATAAAAAGATATGGAAAATCCAATTATTGTTCCGTTTGATTTAAATACGGCGAGAAAAATTAAAAGCGGAGAAATAGAAGGTTCAGTATTAATTGGTAATATTAAAATAGAATTTGTATATGAGTCAAAAGACTGGGCAGATCGTTATAATTTACTTTTTGTAAAAAAAAATGAATCTAGGATAAGTGCTATATATGCCGATACAGAAGGTCGTACTTTTTTCAACAACGTTCTGGAATTGGAAGTAGAGGCTGGAGCGTATTTTAAGAAAGGAGATGTATTAATAAGCACGCTTGGGAACCCATTTATATATAATGGTATTATTAATAGAGAAGGAGATATGGGATGCATATATGGTATATCGGCATATGGCGAGATTACATCTGAAGAAGTTCCAATATGGACAAGTGTGTGTGGTGAGGATAAATCCAAGTATGTTAGATTAGCCACAGAGGAAGAGAAAAAATCTTTTGCTGAAAGAATTGCTAATACAGAAAACCTTAAAAAAGCAGGAATAATAAAACAATATCTAAGTGAGTACGAATACTTGCTGACTAAAGAAAAGAAATGCGATTTTAAGCCATTCGATCAAGTCTTGGTGAGAGCAAGCAATTTGGGAAATTGGAATCTACACTTATTTGCCAGAGTAAGAGAAGAAGAATATAAATATGAATGCTTGGGAGGTTTGAGATACAAAGAGTGTATCCCATACCAAGGAAATGAGCATCTTTTAGGAACTAATAAAAATGGATAACAAATATGAAAACAATAACATACGAAGGGGTGCAGCATGGAGACTGGGTGAGATGTGTCTTATGTGGGGCGCAAATGCTTCTTCCATGTGGGGCAGATAAATGCCCGGAATGTGGAGAAAATGGCACTTTAAGGTGGGTCGACGAAGAGAGGCAGGAGATGGATGCTAAAGATTTGGATTGCTTAGGTTATGTAAGAGAGTTGAGGATAGATGATTATTTATCTCCAACAACATTAGAAGAGATCGCGGAAGAAATAAAGAAAAAAGTAAATAGAGGATAACTCTAATGAGAAAATTATTAAAAGTAAAATTTATTCAAAAATGTGCATGCGGGGCGGTCACTATCAGATTTGATAATGACCGCTGAATTAAGTAACATAGCTAAGAATTGTAAAATATAGAAAATGTTAGGATGTCAGACATATTGTATATCAGACAGTCCTTCGAATAGATACTGTCTTATTGGACCTATTGAGTGCAATGAGAAGTTAATAGAAGTGTTTAAGAAGGGGATAATGGTAAAACTCAAATACGTGGAAAAACGAGTCCTGGATACATTTACGGACAACGGAGTCGACCTGAGCAATTACACTCACTGTATTATTGTGAAGCGGAATTTTTATCTCGCTTGGTAACGGCAAAACATAAACAATATGAATAATTTTGTAATAGATACTCCAGATAATTTCTGGCAAATAAGATGGCTTGACAAGTATATGGAAGGCCACAAAGGATTCATAGCTGGTGGATGTTTTAAAAATATCCTTTCCGGAGAAAGAGTAAAAGACATTGATATTTTCTTTGAAAGTGAAAGCGATTTTCAGGAGGCTATTGATTCGTTCAATGATGAAAAACATCAGAAAGAAGGATGGAAATTTAAGTACAGAAATGAGAAGGTATGTGCGTTCCAGAAAGAGGGAGAAAAGGTATGGATAGAGTTCATAGAGTCAGAGTTTGGAAAGCCGAAAGAGATTCTTAGGAGCTTCGATTTTACTGTGACAAAAATGGCTTACTATAAGGAGCCCAAATACGAAGAAAAAGAAGATGATTATTTTCCATTCTCATCTGCAAGTATAGTAGCATACGAGTACAAACTACTCTATCATGAGAAATTCTTCGAACATCTTCATATGAAGAGGCTGGTTATTGACGAAAATATCCCTTTTCCAGTAAGTACATGGGAGCGCTCATATCGGTATAAAGGATATGGTTACAATATGTGCCGGGAGACAAAGAAAAAACTTCTACAGGCTATTAAAGGTGTAAACGTAGAGGAGGAAGATGTATCTTTGTACACTACTGGAAGATGGGATTAACCTATAAAACAAAATTGCTTATGAAAACATTAGAACAACTTAAAGAATTAGCATCAAAATGTTTAGACGGTAGAGATTTTAACAGACTGGCTAAATTTATCCCATATAACATGATAAAGGATTTCGATATGGAGCCGAACGAAGAATACAATAACGAAGAAAGGTGGAACAGTACTGTAGTTGAATTTACCAGGGAGAATGTTTTGAAACAGCTTGAAGAAGATGTAAGATTCGGTTTTGAAAAGGCATTAAATCAGAGAGGAATATCAGCCAGTTTAATGTTTGAATGTGTAATGATGTGGAACTACATCCTGGAAGAAGGTCTTGAAGACTGGGATGAGGATGATTATGGATTTTACGGGCTACCTCTATTTAAAGCTACGGCTGTAAAATACGGATGGGATAATCCTATAGGGGAAGACAGCGGGAGAGAAAGAAAATATGATTCACAGTATTAAATGGGCATATCATGAGCACAAGTAAAGAATACAAGGCAGTAAGGAACTGTATATTAAATGAACTTCACCTTACCAAAGAAGATATAATCAAAAACATAGAGCCGTTATTGGAGAAACACGTAAAACGGTACATGGTTAATACATATGGAGGTGACAACCAGATAGAAAACTGGATCAGATGCATGGTGAATGATGAACTCAAACGAAGAGATCATGATTTTGTAAGAAAAGCGTGCGAGAGCGTCATCAGGGATCATGTATTAAATGAGTTGAATATAATCGTAAGATCCAAAAGTGAGAAATGTACATGTGAAAACAGAGTACCATCCGAAGAGGATAAGAAAGAGTCAACTGACGGACTGTATATAATCTACAAAGACGGACATGCAGAGCCGTTTACCGGCGATAACTCCAAAGATTGTGTACGATACATTGGGTTGAAGCACAGATACATGTCATTTGCAATCTCACTGACGGAGCATGATATCGTACAATTGCTTGACGATGATAGCCGTGAAGAATCCGGAAGTGGGACATATTACGAATGTGAATGTGATGCGCTGTTTGACATTGACGGACGCGGCAATACGGAACGCCTTGTAGCCAGAAATCCAAAATTGAGAAATCTGCTGGAAGATGGCGAGTATATACCATCTCTTGGTCAATTAAATTTAATGGCCCATTATATGAACGAACTAAACAAAGCATTCGCTTATGTTTCGGCATCTCCCCTCTCCTCGACGTGGTATTGGTCCAGTACTGAGAACAGCCAGGCCGTCGCGTGGTACGTGGTCTTCTCCAGTGGCCTCACGGGCACCGGCAACAAGCACATCGGAGACATGGTTCGGGCGGTAATTGATTTTTAAAAAGGATTACAATGATAACATCAGTAAAAATAAAAGACAATACAAAAACTCCATTTGAATATGCTTCGGACATAGAAGCGTTTGAAAATGGTAAAGAATTTATTTTCAAGCCAGGAGTGAATGTAATTATAGGTAAAAACGGTAGTGGAAAATCAACTTTGCTTAACATCATATCAATGTATGCGTTATGCGAGAAGTCCATGTGCTCTGAAATGCCGGCTGAGGCGCTGGATTTTCCACCTATATTTGATGATGATGACAAGGTTCTTGATGGGATTGACATATCATCTGATTATGCAGGGAAAGTATTCCGTTTATTGCCATCGGCGGAGATGAATCGAGATAGCGTATTGAAAAACATCAGCAATTTCGATTTGTATGTGAATAATATTCGAAGATCTTATGGAGAGAAAGTGGTGTTATCATTGGAATCACTCTTCAATTTAATGTTCGGTCAAAAGGATTATACATTTCCAATACAAGATCTTGTAGAATACAAGAAAAAATCAAATGCGTTTTGGATTAAAAGAATTGATAACCTGTTGAAGTATTATGGAAGAAACCGCATAACATTAACAGAAAGCAGTTTTGAATACACGGTTCTCATGGATGAGCCAGATAGGAATCTTGACATTGACAACGTAATGCAAATTTATAATGTATTGTCATTCCATATTTGAAAACATGGCTTTGCTGAATATAGAAGACTACAATGAGCTTAAAGCTAAAGCCGAAGCAACAGATGAGCAGATAAAGAAACAAGCCGAAGAAATGGCTAAGCCTGAAGTTGTCACATTGAAAGTGTGCTTTGATACATACGGATTATTATACAGGCCAAATACTTGTGTTGATGTTGAAATACCATTCTATGATGATGAAAAAATCAGAGATATGCTTAACAAAGCAAGTGCTGATATAATGAAATGGTGTGACAAAAATATGATAAAATACAACAAAGAACTCAAAGAATCCAGGTCTACAAAAAAACATTGCGAAGGACTAAGAAAGCATATCGCAAATCTCGAAAGACGCCTTTTAAGGCATACATTGGCAAATGTTATTTTATCTATTATATCAGTTGCGACTATAATTGCCCTTTTCACATTAATTCAAAACTAAAAAAAATATGAATAAGAATATAATCAACAACGCTCAACTTTTAGAGATTAAAACTAAGATTAGACAACTTGGAGCAATGATGAATGCATATCAATGCAGGTTTGTGGTTTCTTCGGGTCAATTGTTTTTTGTGGATGATGAATATGCTGGAACGGTTAAACTGACTAATCTTGATAATGGAGAATCTAACATATCATTCCCTTCATGTGACGATGGATTGATAATCAATCCAGCCGATAAGCATATTAAATAATTTCAAAACTAAAAATATTTAAATTAATTAAACAATAATAAGACATGAAACAAGATATAGAATTTGCTGTTCCTCTTTTTAAAGCTGGTGCAGAATGGCGTATTAACAGCGTGTGGCATTCTATAACAGTAATTCCAGATTGCCACCGTTTTATTGTGTTTCTCCCTAAGAAATCAACAATAGGATCAAAGAATCCAATTATGGGTATATTGGAAGAGAACAGAACTTTTATATCCAGCCGTCCAGGATGTATTTTATGCAGATTAGATGAAATGGAATCATGGGCTTATTTGGATGATCTATTACCTTAGGTAATTATATACTCAATTTTAAAAGTTAGAATTATGAAAAAAAGATTTAACAGACAAAGAAAAAGAGGAAAGAATGAATTACCTTACCATTCATAAATGTAAAAACGAGGATGAACGTAAAGAGTTAAAAGAATTATGTGATTGGTATTTTAAGGATACTCCTACATTAACTATGTCTTTTTCTTTAACAGAAGAAGATTTTCGGGTAACAATGGAAAGGGACGTGGAGTTGTCGGAGGTAGCCAGAGCGGTAAAGAATCAACACCATAAGAAGAAAATTTGAAAGGTTATGACCGACAGAGAACTTCTTGAAGAAAACAATAAGATGTTAAAGGAAATCCTAAGTTTTGTGAGAAAAGTCGATTCTGTTGAATATAGGGATCATCATGACTTTATGGAATTTCTTAGAAATGTGGTAGCCGATATATGGGTAGAATATACGGAGCCTGAACAAAGAGGTAGATTGTTTAATTTAATAAATAAAAAGAAATGAAAACAGTTTTTGATTTAAGCAGAGATGAGATTGTGGCATTGACAGACGAAAAGATAAGTCTGTATATAGACAAAGAGCTTGTTGGTAAGGGTATTCCAATTGAAGCTAAAAATTGGAATATAAAGAACGAAAAAGAAGTCGTGTATCCAAGAACTGGAGTTCCAGTATTTATGTTAAAAGATGTCGGCATCGGTTTTAGAACCATAGAAGGTGCAACTGAGGTGGCTAATTTGCTTGTTAAATATAATGCATTTAAAATAGAATCAAGGTTTCTGACAGGATCGTATGAACAGTTTTGAATCATAAAAGAAAGTGTTTGCCCGGCTATTAAAGGGGAAGCGGGGTATAGCAAAGAAGAGTTTGATAAGGTAAACAAGGAAAACCAAGATCCAGAATTGGAAAGTATAAATTCCTTCAATAACACTTTGAAAAATGCCAATGAAATTAAAGACAGGGTGTTGAAATACGTGTACAACATAAAACAAGAGCGTTCATATAACAATGACCTGGTTGGCATCTTTGAAAGGTATAAAGATATAGCAGATGGTGATATGGAGGTAGCTATGAATTTTATTAAGGAGACCTATCCATTCAATGAAGAAACAGAGTCGTTTATCAAAAAAAAGTTTGACATGCCTATACCGGACGAATCAAAAGAGCAGTAATTAAGCTAAATTAAATCATTTTGAATCTTTTTTATTATCAAAAGACATATCTTTGTCCAAAAAAAACAAACAGAATGGAAGAAAAAGAGATAAAAGAAGCTATGATTGAAGCCCTGACGCACTTAGAGGGGTGTAAGTATTTCGTGGCTACGATAGTAAATGAAGAGGAAAGAAGATTTGATATGAGCCTAAGAATGTCACAGCATCAATTGGCGTTAATTATAAAAGGCATCTTATCTAATAACGAGATGATGATGATGGATGTTTTGCAGTGGTGTTCTGAAAGATTTAAAAATAGTATAGAGAAAGGAAAGAAATCAACTAATTAAATATTAATACAATGAATCGCTGGTTTGAAATTACGGTAAAAGCCGAGATTGATAATATCGAGAACGGCAAAAAAAAGAAAGTAACTGAAAAGTATTTAGTGGATGCCTTGTCTTACACAGAGGCAGAATCAAGATCGTTGGAGATCTTCAAGGATTTGTACAATTCTTTCGAGGTTGTAAAAATTAATCCTATTAAAGTGTCGGAAATCTTCTTCAACGGAGAAGCTGAGTACTGGTATAAGTGTAAGGTGAATTACATTACACTGGATGAAAAGAAAGGTAAAGAAAAGAAAACTCCATGCTATATGTATATCCAGGCCGGCAATCCTAAGGATGCCGAAGCTGTGTTGACTAAAGGTATGCAGGGTACGTTAGGAGACTGGAATTGCGAGTCTATTGTGGAAACGAAAATCATTGAAGTGTTTAAATACGATCTTCAGAAGGGAGCTGAAAAATTAGGCGAGAAGAAGAGTGAAGAGTAAGGCTGATGTAGTTTCCAACATAGCGCTTGTTGTGGCGATAATATCATTGCTTTCAGCAGGCGCTTTCCTTCTGATAGTGATTAAGACAGACGAGGTATCTAAATTATTAATGAACGTACCTTATCTACTGGCTTCAGCGGGATTGTTCTTTTCAATAATATCATTATTATTCGAATGGAAAGCAAGGAAAAGAAGCTATACGTCTGCGAAAAATGCGGACGAAAAGTGATGATAAGAAGTCATGGCTTATGCCAGGCTTGCAGGAGCAAAGAGTTGACTCCGAAGAAAAAAGACAGAATTACATCCATTAAAAACAGCAGCAAGAAGAAAAAGTTAGAGAACCCGGATTTATCCGGGTTTTTTCGTCTTATGTTGGAGGAATTGAGTACTATTCGAATGTCTATGACTGGTAAGGCTATTCATTTTCCTACAGTATGTAACGTCTGTCACATACTTCCGAAAAGGTTATATAAGTCGGTTGCCACTTGCAGAGATAATATAGTTTTCCTTCATGAATCGGAGCATACGGTATTCGACATGTATCTTGACCGGATGGAATTTGATAAACTTGAAACAGAATTTCCTTTTGTGTGGAAGTATGCGGTAAAGAAGGTACTGGATATGGAAAGCAGGGGAATGATTAAAGAAAGAGGTAGATTAATTATTGAAATAATTGACAGATATGAGAAAACTTTATAAAATAAGAATAGAAGCTGACGATGAAACTATCTTTTATGCTCACATACGAAGAGAGAGTTATGGTAAGGATATAGCTATCGCAGTGAAAGATAGAGATAAAGATGAAGTGGAAACAGTGTTACATTGTATTAAAGAAGAATTGATTAGAGGAAGATCATGAAAGAAAAAATAAAAATATTGACAGATTTAGGATTTGTACCTATGGTGGAAGGAGAAGGAAATACGTTGTTTAGAATGAACGATGTTGTGATATCGGTGTCAGATCCCAACCAAACACCAGAGCAGTTAAAGAAGGAGGTTATGTCTTTAATAAAGAACAGAGACATAGCAGAAAGAGGCGGACAGGTTCCAGTAGTTGAAGAGCCGGCGCCTGAGCCAGAGCAGGCCCAGAAGGAGGAACCGGAAGCTCCGGCGGAGGGAGCCGCTTCTAACCCTGGAGAAGAGGATTCGAATCCGTTTACAGAAAATCAGGAAACGTTAGAGCCGTTTTATATCTGTGATGAGTTAAAGAAGATCGAGACTCCCAAATTCGTAAGATTGACATTAGACGGTAATCGTTTTTATGTAAGAAAGATGGATGATGGGACAGCCAAGATATATGCTTCGGTAACAACCATGATCAGAGACGGATTCGTAGATGACAAGACGGCTCTTCAAGAATGGAGACAGGAGATGAGGATGATTGGTCGCAATCCGGAAGAAGTATCAGAATATGATGCAGATAAAGGAACGATCATGCACTACCTATACGGATTGTACTTGACGGGCAGAGATATGGTCTTAAATCGAAGTTTTATAGTTAAGACAGTGCAAGAAGGCAAGCTTAAAATATCAAAAAAGAATCTTGACAAATTCTTTGGTAGCATAGATGATCTTGACGATATGATTGTCAGAGTTATGAAGTTTGCTAAGTTTTGTTCGGAGTATAAGGTTAAGCCGATGATGATTGAAAGAATATTGTCATTAGAAGATTATTTGGTAGCTACGCCGATAGATGCGATGGTTAAAATGACATTCAAATACAAAGAAGAAGGTTATTTTGGAGCCGTGTATCAAAGGGCTACGGGGCAGTTCAAAAAAGGAGATCCGAAGAAGGAAGTGAGAGAAGTGGAGAAAGAAGAGATTGTTATCTTAGATTTTAAATCAGGTGACATACGAAATGAACATGCTTTTCAATTGGAGGCTGAAAGGAGAATGGTTAAAAACTGGTACGGAATTGATGCACGTATTATGAATTTTTCTCCAAAAAGCACGAACAGTAAAGGTTATACGCTAAAAGAATGGTCTGATAAAAATGCTGCTATGGAGAAAGCGGACTGTGTGTTCCAACAAGGGATGTTGAATCATATCAGAAAAGATAAGAGGTTTAAAGTGAGAAAAGGAGTGCTGAATATCAATAAGCCGTACAATGAAGAGGATCATATTGTCGTATATGATATTGCTGAGGAAATGTCTAAAAGATTCGTAATATGAGTGATATTGTTATTCCTGAAGGAGATTATGTGGAAATCGTAAAACCGATATGTATCAATCCTTTTGGTGGTTATTTTATTAACATCAAAAGGGGTTCAAGATTAAGATTATCGAAAGATTTGAAAATAGGGGATAAGTATGCAATATGCATACTCACATCTTATGAGAAATATGGTAAGACCGTTAAAGTAGTAATGCCTATACTGGTTAGAAACACAAGAAGAGTATGAAAAGAAAAATTAGAAGAACCGGGGAGATAATAGACGTAATCACCTTCAGCGGCTCAACTACAAGAAGCGACTGTGACAAAATACAGTTCTATGACAGAAACGGAAGTGTGATAAATGAGAGTTTAAATTATTATCTCGATACCCTTCCTGTGGATGATGAAAACAAAGGCGTAGATTGGGAACAACGTAGATTCGATCTTGTTAAGGCTTATTCTATTGAGTTTATCAAAAATGCAAAATAGAAAAGGAGAGATAGATTGCGGAGTATATGTACAGAATGTGGTGTCATGGTCTATAGATATAGCGGATAGAATCATAGAAGCAATGAGAGGAGTTGAAAATGCTTGATTTCAGGAAATACGAAAACGTACCTCGGTTTCAACTTGACCGCAGGCCCGGAAGGAGCCGACTGAAGCTAACCTGCCCGGCTTGCGGAAAAAGCCGGTGCCTCACTCCTTATATTGATGTGGCAACAGGTCAGGTTGTTGGAAACGAGTTCGGAAGATGCGATCATGAACGGACTTGCGGTTACGATAAACGACCTACTGGTAAGGATGTAGGCGACAAAGATCTTTGGATTTCGGGAAACAAGTGTATAAGAGCTTATCGTCCTCCTGTAAATCCTGACGTTGTAAATTACATACCTTTTAGCGAGTTTGAGAGGACTGTAGTTCCAGACGATAGAAACACTGTATTTAGATTTTTATCGTCTCTATGGGGAAAAGAAAGGGTATCTGATGTGTTCAGAAGGTATCATGTCGGAACAATGGATTTATGGGGATGGAAAGGGTGTTGTATATTCTGGCAGATAGACAAAGAATTTGTATGTAGAACCGGCAAGATCATGGACTTTTATATAAAGACCGACAGCCAGGGGAATGAGATTGATGTAAAAAGAGTGAAAGAGAAAGACGGTGACAATGAGCGGTCTCATGTTATGTTTTATCACTCGTTGCATGCAAGAGACTTCTTGTTTAGGCAATGCTTGTTCGGAGAGCATCTTCTAAGCCAGTATCCGGATAAGGTGGTTAATCTGGTGGAATCAGAAAAGACGGCTATTATATGCGCTGTGAATAAACCAGATGAGTTATTTGTAGCTACCGGTGGGTTGCAGAATCTAAGGCCGGAAGTGATAGATGTTTTAAAAGATAGAAAGACCGTAGCTTTTCCGGACAAAGGACAAGCATTTGAGACATGGAGTAAAAAGATAGATGGGATGATGATGAAGTCAAGGATAAAAGTATCGGACTATCTTCAAAATGTTGAGAATGTAGGAGACGGAGATGATGTGGCAGATCTGATAATTAGTAACAAGGTAAAAGAAAAATATCATGAGCCTGGATGTTTATATTAAGAACAAGAAGAAAGAAGAGGATTGTAGATGGGTTGCAAACATCACCCACAACATGAACAAGATGGCACAAAGAATATTCGTATCAAAAAATAAAGAAACGCTGTACGATTATGTTTGGAGACCAGAAGAATTGTATAGAGAAATATATACCAATGAGATGAAGAATGTACTTACAAAAGGTATATGTATTATGATCTCCAAAGTCTTTTGAGATACGAGCCGGAAAACGGATGGGGGGTCTTATGATTCATTTCTTAAGTTTCTTATCGAATATAAAGAGGCGTGTGAAGATCATCCGGGTTATATAATTAAAGCAAGTAGATAATATGGAAAATTATAAAAACACTTTAAATGAGGTAGTGGTGATCGAATCATCACCAGAAACGTATTTTGTTTACGCTATTCGTAATGCTATTCGTATCTCTAAATGTGCGTATCCGACAGCCAAGAAAGTAATTTTCAAAAGAGAGGACGTAGAGGTAGAGATTTCGGAAATGGAAACTGAGAGCAGTTTGTATGAAAAGTTTAAAGAAAAACAAAAGAATAGGGTATGGAACTTAATGAGCACCAACAACGGGTTTTAAGAGGCGAAATTTGTCCTTATTGTGGAAGAGAAACCGAGTTGGTCAATGCCGATAAAATATATAGCAGAAAAGGCTTAGGGATGGTTATGATGTGTAAACCATGCAATGCTTATGTCGGTGTTCATGAATCAGGGCCGAATAAGGGAAAAGCTAAAGGCCGGCTTGCGGGGCCATCACTGAGGTCTCTTAAGATAAGAGTCCATGCCGAACTTGATAGACTATGGTCTACGCCGGAGGAACGGAAAAGGATGTATAAAGATTTATCTGAATTTCTCTCTATACCGGAAGAGTACACACATATAGGTATGTTTGGCGAGAAGACGATGGGAAAAGTCTTTCAGTTCTGTCATGTAAACAAAGAACGATCAGGTTCGAGAATAGAATGGCATAAACCTGGAGATAAGTGCCCTAATAAAAACAATCAAATAGTGTCAGGCAGTAGCGCATGTAGAGGATGTCCTGAGTATCTTCATGATGAGAAAGACGGGTATGTCTGGTGTGATCCTGATATGAGCTACGGCAGGTTGAAATAGGGCGTGAATTGCCTATCTTTGTGCTATTATTAATCAAAAAAAATATAAGCACATGGGTAGATCGACAGAGTACTACAGGACTCATCCCGAAGCCAGGAAGAAAAAGGCTAAAAAGGACAAGGAGATAAATGCCAGACCGGAACAGAAAGCCAAACGCCGAGAGCTTGGTCGTAAAAACTACGAAACGGACAAGAAGAAGGGTAAGGGCTGGAGAAAAGGAAAGGATTGTTCTCATACCAAGAACGGTCTTAGGTATAAATCAGTAAAAGCTAATAGGGGATCCAAATCGGATACGAAAGGTGACAAAAATGCAAGAGGAGATAGCAAATAGGATAGATATAAGAAGGATATTCAAGACCTCTAAACAGGTTATGGAAGAGGCGTATGAGAATATCTTGAAATACAGGCGGGGAGAGCTTATCCCCGCTAAAACCGGATACGATTATATTGATGAGGCTTTGCTTGGAGGTATTTTTCCTCAGCACGCTATTGCCATAGGAGCCCGGCCATCTGTAGGTAAATCGTATGTGGCCCAAAAGATATTGGAAAATGTGATGAATCCGATGATCAACCCGCAAGCAGAAGATTATTTTCTTGTTAATTGCGAGTTCGAAATGAATCCTCAAGATCTTCTTCTTCGCAGAATGAGCCAGGATATGAAAAAGCGAGCTCCTGAAATATTAAGAAGGCAAGATTCTAATACAGTAGAAGAGATGAGGATGTTTGAAATCCTTCAAGGTGAAATTAGGAATAATATAATATACATCGATGCTCCGTGTACGGTAAAAGAGTTTGAGGCGGCTGTGTATCATATAGCTACCAAACACAAAGACAAACGTCTTATAATATTTAAAGTCGATCATATTGCTTTGATAAAAAGAATGGGGTTAGATCCTAAGTCGGCTATAGATGATTTGGTGGCGGTTATGAACGAAGCTAAATTAGTATATAAAAACATATTTTTCCTCATCATATCCCAATTCAACAGAGAGATAGAAGGAAGGATAAAAAGCCCACAAGAGCAGCCTCCGCGTCTTTCTGATTTTTACCAGTCTGATACGCTGGGTCAGTTATGTACGTTAATGATAGGTTTGCACAATCCTCGTAGGTACGGGCTGGATAAGTATATGATATTTGGGAAAGACTGGTATCAGACTCTTGATAGGTTTAAAACTGAAAACAAAACATCATTCAGGACAGCCGGACTGGTGTTTCATCATATACTGAAGGTAAGACAGGTTAGTATGGAAGAGCTTACTAATACAATCCACCCAGAGATACTGCCGGGACATGGATGGATGTACGGGGAGGGCGGGACGAAGTTCGTGAACCCCAACCAGCCGCCGACGCCGCCTAAGCTCTATACTGTGGAAGACGTTACGGACAATCAGGAACAAGAACAAGAGACAAAAGAAGAACAGTCATTGTATTAAAAAAAAATAAGAACCATGAGACTAACAGTAGAAGAAAACGAATACCTGATAAGTAAGTTCCTTTTGGTTCTTACTGAGTTTGCAGGAGATGAAAGAGAGATGTTTTTAATCAACTCCATACATGATAAGGCGGTGGCGGATATGAATTATCGTCTTCCGTCTTTAATAAGCAGAGAACGTAAAAGACGAGTTATTGAACTCCTTAAAGAAGGAACCAGAATAATCAAGGACTTTTCCGGCTATGCAGGTGATATGGGTATGATTAACGAATACGATCGCCTAAAGAAAGAAATAGGAACCGTCCAAGACCAGCTTGGTGACGTAGAAGGTCAACTTCGGGCAGCAGGAGAAGTTATTAAAAAAGAACTTGATATGATTGCTGACCGAATCAAAGAAGACCTCCTCGACCGGGAGCTGGCTAAAAGTAATGCCGAGGCTGAAAGAAAAGCCAAAGTAGATCCGAGATACGAAGTAGCTTTAGGTGATTACAAGGAGATGCTGGAAGTGATTTTTACAACCAGAAACAAGTACTCTACGGTAGATTCTGTACATGACGATCTTAGACAGTCGGTATCTACCGGTAGAAATTCGATTATTAAAGAAGGGTACAACAGTTAAAAAACAAGGAGGGAATATGGAAAAGAAGGAATTTAAAGTAGGAGAAGTGTTTGATGCCGGACTTGTAAGATTAAAATGCGTGGAAAATGATACATGCGATGGATGTATATTTGAAGATTGTATGTCATGTTCATTTAGAGATGGGACTATTGGTCCATGCGATTGTGCAGAAAGAGAAGACAAAAAGAATGTTATTTTCATTAAAGCTGATTAGGCATGTACATCAATTTCAGACAACTTGCAGCATCAGACATGACTCCTAATGATCTTGCTAATCTTCTTGCCATAAGACAGAAGGATTCGGTTATGATCGAAGCCATGCCGAAAGAAGATGCTGGGAGGTATATAGAGCTTGGCCTGGTTGAGAAATTAAAATCAGGTGTGATGAGATTAACCAACAAAGGAACGTCTTTTGTGAATTATATAGAGACACCGGAAATGGCAGACGAGGTTCTGGAAACGTTGAAGATTATGATAGGAATGTACGAATCATATTCAAAAGACATAGGTGTCAGTAGAAAAGAAGCGGAATCCAGATTGTGTTGGTTTATGGGTAACACCTCATTCAAGAAAGAGGTCATACTTCAGGTAACGGAATCTTATATAGCAGAGTCAGGAGATTATACAATGAGCTTATGTAACTTCATATGGAAACCGCCTTCTCAGGCTTTTTCAGTCCATATGAACCTCAAAAACTCAAAGCTCTTTGACTTAATAGCTGAAAAATTCAAGATCGCTACCGAGCCTTATTTGGAGTCTAAGAAGAATAAGGAAATGGATTGGTTGTTTGCCGTATCTAAATTGCCTACGCCGCCGGCTAAAGGCAATCCGGATTATTTGTTTACCGGAAGTTCTGAAACAGACAAAGAGCGATTGAAAAACATAAAAACGTATTTATTTAACAAAATTAGAAAGCAATGGAAAAAGTAAGAATCAGAAAGATAATAGAGGATATAATTATTACTCAGTTTCTTAATTCGGAAATAGATATAGTTCATGAAGAAGATGTGACGTTTAAAGAACTTGGATTAGATTCTGTTGATCGGATTGAGCTTGATGTGATGGTGGAACAAAAATTCAATATTGTTATTATTGATTATGATATGGAGACCATCAAAGATATGACTGATCTTGTTTACAAAATAATAACAGAAGGGTATGGGAAGTGACATAATTTTATGCATGGCTTTAATAGCGTCATTTGCTTTTGTTATACAGTTTTTGTTGTCGATATTAGGATCTGATCTGGATACGGATATTGACATTGACAGTGCTTCTGATTTAAGTATGTCTTTGTCGGACATCATATCATTCAAGGGCATAACACATTTCATCCTTGGATATAGCTGGACTACCTACTTTTCGGGTTCTCATTTAGTAGGGGTTGTGATAGGGTCGTTTTTCTTTATCGTTTTGTTTTACGTATATAAGTTACTTCTTAAGTTAAAACAAGAAATGGTGTACGAATGTCCAGAAGATTTAAACGGAAGAGAAGTTGAGATAGTATTTAGATCAGGAAAGAACCATTATATGGTAAATATTGTGAAAAACGGGAGACAGGAACAGATGAGAGTAAGGTGCTTGTCTGGAAAAACCTACAAAAACGGCGACAAGGCGAATATAAAATATGAAGAAGGAGAATTAAGTATCTAATTTTTTTATCAACAATTAAATTTTAAAAGTTATGACAACAATCATGTACGTGTCAGCTATCTTAGCTGTAGTGATTATTTTGACAATCATCGGAGTCTTATCAAGGTATCGTAGATGTAAGCCTAATCAGGTCTTGGTCGTTTATGGTAAGACAGGTGGGGAAAAGAAATCGGCGAAATTATATCATGGTGGAGCAGCATTCGTGTTGCCTATTATCCAAAGCTATGATATTTTATCTATGGAGCCTATGCAAATAGATTGTAGGCTTACTGGTGCTTTGTCATCTCAGAATATTAGAGTAGATGTGCCTACAACTATTACAGTAGCTATCAGTACAAATCCTGAAATCATGCAAAATGCAGCAGAAAGACTTTTGGGGATGGATACCGAATCTACTGAAAATCTTATTACAGACATCGTTTACGGTCAGATGCGTTTGATTATTGCCGAAATGACAATCGAAAAACTTAATTCTGATAGGGATGAGTTTTTGGATAAGGCAAGAAAAAACATTGATAACGAACTTAATAAATTGGGTCTTTATCTTTTGAACATTAACATCAGTGACATCAGAGATGAAGCCGGCTACATCATGAATCTTGGTAAAGAGGCTGAAAGCAAGGCTCTGAACGAAGCACAGGCTAATATCGAAGAACAGGAAAAGCTGGGTGCTATTAAGATTGCTGTACAGCAGAAGGAAAAAGAAACGGCTGTAGCTAATACCCAAAAAGAGCAAGAGATTCAAATTGCCTATACTGAAAAAGAAAAAGAAACGGTAGTAGCTGAAACAAAGAAAGAAAAAGAAGTAGCTTTGGCTTTAACCGATAAAGAAAAACAGATCGGTGTAGCTCAAGCCGATAGAGATAGGGCTGCGGCTATAGCAAAGACTTTGGCTGACAAGGAATCAGCGATCGCAAGATCTAAGGCGGAACTTGAAGTAAACAAAGCTGAAGCCGAAAGAATGGAAGAAGTTGGGAAGAATAAAGCTGAAGCTGACAAACAAGCAGCTATAGCAATACAAGACTCTGAAGCTCAGATTAAGAAAGCTGAAGCTGAGAAAAATGCTTCTGTAGGCTACAACAATGCCCAGAAAGAGGTTGCTGTATCAGAATCAGAATTGCAGGTTATCAAAGCTCAATCAGAAAAGAAAGCCGGGGAAGAGAAAGTTAAATCGGAAGCGGCTGTGAAAACGGCAAAAGAGCTTGCTGATAAAGAAGTGGAAGAAGCTAAAGCTAAGAAGGTTCAAGCTGCGCTTAAAGCTGAAAAGATTGTGCCGGCTGAAACCCAGAAGGAAGAGGCTATCTTGCAAGCTGATGCTGAAGCTGAGAAGATCAAACGCCGGGCCGATGCTGAAGCAGCAGCACATTTGGCAAAAGCAGAGGCGGAAGCAAAAGCTATTCAGATGAAGCTGGAAGCGGAAGCCGAAGGTAAGAAAAAGTCGTTGATGGCAGAAGCCGACGGATTTAAGGCTATGGTGGAAGCAGCAGAATCCAATCCTCAGATTGCTATCCAGTACAAGATGGTTAATCAATGGAAAGAAATTGCTGGAGAACAGGTTAAGGCGTTCGAGCACATCAATCTCGGAAATATCACGGTATTTGACGGTGGTCAAAACAGCACCGGTAATTTCCTTAACAATGTTGTTAAGACCGTTGCTCCAGCGCTGGGAGTCATTGATCAGCTTCCGATTGCAGATACTTTAAAGAAGTTAAAAGGAGATGACAAAAAATAAATACAATGGCCCAAGGTTACACTTGGGCCTAATTGAAGAAATAAAAGCAGCATTTATAGATTTTATTCCAGCAGGAATAGTGATTTTTAGTGCTTTATTGATTAATATGTTTTTAATATGGATTTTGGACAAGATTTAGAACCAGAAGAACTGACAGGACATTATGATCAGTGTTATGGAATTGATTTTGAAACAGAAGAAGAGGAGGATGAAGAATATGACTGACGAAGAATTTGCATTGGATAATAAGAAAAAGGTTGTTGTAAGAAAAAGAATATCTTATTTAAGCAAAGGGGATAAAGTGTGGATCGTCTCGTCCGACGGCTACCTGCTACACACGGACGTCGTTCGGCGGGACCGGGGCCGATCTTATGTGGATATAGACGGGATACTGTATTGGAAACGAGGATTGGATGGCAAACATCGTAATCGTAATAACTACATACAATTCGCCATGACGCCGGAGGATGGCAAGAAATATGTTGTATATTACCCAGAAGGATTTAAAGACGATAGCTTATGATGGTCCCGGAAACGCATTTGCTATATAAGGAGTTTAATGGTGTGAAACGTCTTGCCATTTCTTATTCCCAGATAGATACGTTTCTTACTTGTCCAATGAAATGGTATAAGACTTACGTAGAGGGCAAAAGGTCTACAGAAAAACAAGAAGCTACGTCTTATGGTACGGTTATTCATAAGACACTGGAATACTTCTTCAAGAACGGAAGGCAGCCTTCTGGCAAAGACCTTGGAGAAGCAATAAGTTACTATGCTTACCAAGAAGACATACCTTGGCAATCACCGGAAAATATGATGATAGCCATGAAACAATCTGGGGAGCTTCTTGCTTGGATTGTGGATCTGTTTAAAAAAGACGGCAATAGGTTTATGATAGTTGATAGTGATCTTAATCCTTGTGAGAAACTTATCAGACACGGCGCTATAGTTGGAGTCGAAGAAGATTTTGTGCTGCCGTACCGCCTTCCTAAGCCAGTTGACATAAATGGGGTAATTCATACCCATGTGTACATAGTAGGATCAGTAGACCTTCATCTGGCTATAAAGAGCAAGAACGTAATTCACCATTATGTCATAGATTGGAAATCAGGGAATAAGGTTTTTGATTCTAAGAAGTTGGAAACGAATTTACAGCATCCTATATATTCGTTTTACATCTATAGAAAATATGGTGGGGTTCTACCAGATATGAACATCTATTTCTTTACCAGAACCAGGCAGTACCAAAAGGTTAAGGTGGATGAGGAACGTAAAACAAAATCTATAGAGATGCTAAATGACACTTTATCTAAAATGTATGATTTTGAAGATAATAGTGTAAAATCATTTCAAGCGTACATCCAGGGAGCAGAAGGAGCCAGATATAGCAAGCGGCGTGCCACCCTAAGCCAGTCTGTTTCGCAAAACAAGCTACCCTGCCCGTCGGCACTGTGTTATTATTGTGACTTTGGATTACATAACAAAAACGAATGCCCTTTCTCTTCAGATTGGGATCCGTCTAAAAAGATAAATCGATGAAATACGAGGACGTTCAAAAGTTAAGAACAAAATACCGGCAAGATCCGGAAGTCATATATCTTGAAGAGATGAGGAGCGTGGCGGTACGGTGCGGAAATTTTAAAAAGGCGTTTGAGTTCCAGGAGAAACTTGAGGCTATTTGGTTTAACTACTTAAAGGGAGTGCAATGAAAGAAGATCTAATATGTGGAGTAGCGATCCTTTTGTATTTAGTTTTATTATACTTGCTCACGACAATTTTCATAAAAACAGGTGAAGCAGTAGATCGTTATAAGATGAAGAAGAAAACTGACAAAATCAAAGTAGGTCAAAGATACGAACATAAGAACTACTTTGAGGATCCATTTGAAAGAGGCAAGCATGTGATTAAGATATTAGACATAAAAGAAGGGTACGCTCTATATGAGTACGAAGAAAAACTATATATACGTTCTTCTGAGAGTCTTGAATATATTGTTAAAAAATATATTTTAATTACTGATATAAAATAAGGGGTCATGGAAAAGAAAGTCACAATCAAAGAAGGGATGGATATTTTTTACAAAAATGCAGGGAAAGATATATGGGTCTATATTGGACTTTTTGGAAATAAAGTGCTATCCATTTTAAAAAACAAAGGTGTTATTGCATGTGAAAACGATGCTGAATATTGCGTGTTGATGGATGGAGAAGATCATTTTATAAGTATAGCAAAAGACATGAGTCACGACTATTGTTGTGAATACGTTGTAGAAAGAGCAGAAGCCTACAGAGACTACCCCTCCAAAGGTGCTACATGCAGTGTATGTCTGTTTGAAGATAATGAGAATAAAGCGAGAGAAATGCTAAAGGAGGCGATAATAGAACTTTCAAAAAACAGTAAAATAGATTGCGATGGGCTTTGAACTTAGACCTTACCAAAAAGAGGCCGTAGATGCCGGGCTTAAGTTTCTTACAGGAAAATCTAAGAAGCCTGGCATAATAGTGGCCCCATGCGGAGCAGGTAAGAGCCTTCTGATATCCAAGATAGCGCATGAGATAAATAGACCGACGTTAGTATTGCAGCCATCAAAAGAGATTCTGGAACAGAATTATGCGAAAGCCATATCATTTGGAGCTAAACCTACCATATACTCTGCCTCATGTGGCGTAAAGGAATTATCGGCTATGACTTATGCTACACTTAAAAGCATAAAGAAAGACGTAGCAAGGTTGAAAGATATAGGGATAGACGCCTTATTGGTGGACGAATGCCACTCGGGGTATTCCCCTGAGGAAGGTTCTGAATTTATGGAGTTTATGAGCGAGTTTCCCGAGGCGAAGGCGCTGGGCTTCACCGCCACGCCCTGCCGCCTCCGGACCTACAGCTCCATGCTGGAAGGAAACTACAGCAAACTTAATATGCTGACGAAAGACGAACATAACTTCTTCAAGAAAATAGTTCATGTAATACAAATACAAGAGCTAACTTCTCAAGGTTTTTGGTGTCCACTTAAGTACGAACGATGGTCGTTTGATGAATCGGCTCTGATGTTAAACAGTACCGGAGCCGAATACACCAACGAATCTATCAAAGAAAGCATTGTACGAAACGGCTTAAACAACTCTATCTATAAGCGTCTTCTTCAGCTTATGAACGAGCGTAAGGCCATTTTGGTTTGCATGGATTCTATCGAATCATGTAATAGAATATCCGAGTTCATGAATGCCAGGATGGGAGCCATAACAGGTGTCGTAACATCGCTAACAACCAAAAAGAAAAGAGAGCAAATCATATCCGATTTCAAAGAAGGTAAGTTAAAGGTCGTGTTTAATTATTCAACGCTTGCTACCGGATTTGATTTTCCTGAACTTGATTGTGTGATGTTTGGACGACCAACGTTCTCATATTCAGTATTTTACCAAATTGTAGGTCGAGCCGTCCGCATCCATCCTGACAAGAAAGAGGCGCTGATAGTTGATTGCTGCGACAACATGAGGCGTTTCGGCCGGATAGAAGATTTAACGATCGAACAATTTCCTTCTAAGGGATGGTGTATGTTTGCCGGCGATCAACTTCTGTCCAATATAAGGATGGGTGATATTATTACCAAAGACGAAATCCTTCGCCGGGCAGCCTCGCTTAAATCCGTAAATGGAGATGGTAGGAGAGAGGACGATCTTGATAGTATAATAATGTGGTTTGGAAAATATGAAGGAATTAGATTCAAGGACATACCGGTGTCGTATTTTAGGTTCTTGGCTGAGAATATGGCAGTAAAACCAGGAGAGAGAAAAGAAAAGGTTATAGAATATTATAATAGGATAAAAGCATGAACAACAAGAGAAGAAAAAAAATATCGGATGTTATTAACAACGTAAATAAGTATAAAACAGATTTTGAATACATCAAATCAAAGTTATCGGAGTTGAAGTGCAACATAAATTCAGCCAAAGATGATGTTGATATGATTTTAGACGAAGAGACTGAGGCGAGAGATAATATACCGGAATCGTTACAAGACTCAGAAAGATATTGGGAATCAGATCAGGCTGTAGCTAATATGGAGGAGGTGGTTGATGACATGGAAAGTATTATAAATGATATAGATGATGTGATTTCAACCATAGATGGGAGCATTAAAACCATAAATGGTTCTATTAAAGTAAATTTGGAAGGAGTAATATAAATGAAAACAAATGAATTAAGGGAAATACTTAAATTGTATGGTCTTCAACATGATGTTGTTATCAACAAAAGTTCAAGAAGGTATTCTATTATCTTAGATAATAACATAATAGGAACCAATCACGACAAAGAGAGGGTGGTTGTGTTCCGTCCTATACCGGAAGGGAAAAACACATTCTGCATGGAGCGAGATAGGTTCTACACGGAGTTTGAAGAAGCTTTTGATGATGATAAAGCCATAGAAGCCGTAAGACAATATTTTGAAAACAATAAAACAGAAAGTCATGAACGAAAACGAAATATTTAGATTAAAGGGCAGAATAGCCATATCCAACCTATCACGTGAGGACAAGGATATGATAAATAGCATCCTTGATGGTATCAATAAAAAGGATGAAGAAGAAAAAGGATATCTCTATACCGTGAGAGTAAAACTAAACAACGGAAGGGTTGTGCATGCTACTTTATTTTTTAAAGACAAGAAAGGCCCTACATTTGAAGATTTAAAGAAGGAGCTTGATGACATGGGAGTTAAAAATGATAGTTATAGCAATAACGGCATAATTATCATTAACCGCATTATCATGAGCGGAGAAGAATTTGATCGCTTTGTAGGAGATGATGGACGATATTATTAGACAGTTAATTAAAATAACGATAAAACAAAATAAAAGATGGACGATATTATTATTAAAAAAGGAACCGATGTAGTTCTTAACAGAGATCTTAATGTTCGTGAAGTAACAGTAGCCAGAAAAGGACTTAAGGTTGCATGTGAAAAGGATATCAAAAAAGGAGATACAGAAGTTACACTGTCATACGAAGGTCGTATGGAGTTCGATGTACCAGTTGAATATGTATCTAAGAGTGATAATACTCTTTTTGAAAATAAAGAAAGTAAGTCGGCAAAGAATGACATCATTGACGACAAACTACGATGGGATTTGCTTCCAATGGAAGAGATTGAGGATATTGTAAGAGTCTATCATGCTGGTGCAAAGAAGTACGGACCCAATAAATGGCAGAACCTTGACAACGGGTTTGAACGGTATCGTGCTGCGGCTGCCAGGCACTTAATGGAATACATGAAAGGGGAAAGAATAGACTCAGATACAGGAGCTTTTCATCTTGCACAATGTGCATGGAACTGTATAGCTATGCTGTGGTATGATAAGCACGGGAAAGGATTAATACCATTAAATAAGGAGGAAAAGAAATGACAATAGAACAACTAAATTATTTATTAAGAAAAGAGCTTTATGCTATAAAAAAACATAAAGACAATATTGATAGAATCAAAAAAGAATATTTTGATTCCAATTATGGATTAAAAGAAGGAGATAAGATCCGTATTTTACACGAAGCAGGAGATGAAATGATAGGCTTCTTGAAAAAAGTTGAAGTATGTGAAGACGGAGATCTGTACTTGACAATCCAAAAACAAAACGAAAAAGGTGACAGAGGCAGAGGGACATGGAATATGTATCTATCATCAAAATCAATTAAAATAGAAAAATTATCATAGGTGGTTATATACAATATTATACTAATCATGTTGTAAAACATAAAGTAAATCTAAAATTTGAATGCGATGATTAATTACGCAGCAAAAGCCAGAAAAGCTTATTTGATAAACAATTTCGATAAGATTCTTAACAGCCTCAACACGCTTCATTCAACGGTTGAAAGCATGACGTTGTTCGTAAACGACCAGGCTTATAATTACATTCTTAAGCTAAAGGAAGTAATTAAAACCAGTCCTATGTATAAGCACAATATCAAGCGTCTTTTAAATGATATGGACAAAGAGATAAAGAGGTACAATGCTTCTATCTACTACATAAATAAAGAGCGTAGTGAGGTTATAGCTGATATAACACAAGCGATGGAAGATTGCCTCATGCCATACATAAACGACCTGGCCGGCGCTATAAGGGCAGCCGTGTGGTCGAAGGGCGTGTCCGAGGAGCGGACGGAAGCGGCGGTACTGTCCCTAATCGTATCCTCCTTGGCCATGACATCAGGCAGACTTATTTCAGGTGGATATCAGATCATGAAAGAAATGGGTGGTGGCTGGGGTGGTAATCCATTTACGTTTATGAGCATTGATAAAATAAGACACTTATCTACATCATTATCTGATGCTATTACCGGTGGAGAAATAGCTCTTGAGGAAAAAGAAGCCAATGACATAACTAAGGCGATGGATGTTTTTATTGAGAAGATGTCCGATTCAGATATTGTCGATAAAGTAATTAGCATACTCGAAGAGGCAGAATCTAAAAACAAGGAGGAGCGATCGTGAATTATTTGGATGGGTATGTAGAAGAGATTCTTTCCGAGCCGTACTATGATGATTATGGCTCTGGGATTTTTAGGTGGTGGGTGGAAGTATCTTACGTTTGTTATGGCATAGGAGCTGTCACTACCTTAATGTTTGATACGAGAGAAGAAGCTGAGGCTGTAAAACCAGGTTACAAATTTTTATGTTGAAAATAATATGAAGTATTTTGTTTTATTGATGGCACTTGTGTTATCATCATGTTCGCATGATGATAGTCAGGTTAATAACGGATGGGTTATATATGATCTACTTCCTTTAGAAGATGGATGTATAATGTATTATGGTGAAGACGAAAGAATTTCAATATTTTATAATAATAGGCTTATAAAATTCGTTGGATACCAAGGGGAATACAATATAGGAGATTCTATTAAAATCGTAAAAGTGAAATAATATGAAAAATAATTTAAAACTCGTATGTCCAAAATGTGGCACCCCTCACCAGCCTCATTCTCCGCACACGATGGATGCAGATGGATTTGAAAGGAGTGAGATAAGAACTGTCATGGAAGACATGGGATGGTGCTACGAATGCTCTTTTTGGCAAAACTTGTACGACAAGCACAAAGACGATCCTGGATGGGTTAGGATAGACGGTGTAAGCTGGGTGCTTAAGCCTATGGTGAAAAACGTACCAAACGGATGGAACTGCCTTGGATGCGGTGGAAGAAAAATGTATATCAATATCGAAGGGAAAGGCATTGTTGTATCAAATAACTGCTGGTGCCAAGGTGATGTTTCGGATGCATTTAAGGATCTGATGCCTGATAATGCTACTTGGGCTACGAAGGAGGAATTTGACAAAGCTCCTGTAGTAGGACATATCATAGAAGGTATTGGTTTAGTTTTCACGGATAGGGGAGGTCATGAAGTTAATGCTTAAAAACTTAGGTAATTATATACCTTTTTTTCATAACAAAAGAAACCGGTTCTCTATCATCTCTGACTGAGAACCGGTAAGAAAACAATTTCAGAAAAAAAATTAACCTACATAATCTTTCAAGTAAGAACAAAAAACGTACAATCTACTCTTTAACGATGCTAATATAGCATATTGGAATCATACAAAAACAATGCAAGTCCGATATTCTTCGTCTACTTGTAGCTAACATCATCGTCCCCTTCCGAATCAGGAGTAGCGCCGATGAAGAACATCATTGACTTGTTGTTCGTCTGCTGCCACCAATTATAGGCGCGCGCTACGTTTTCCGGCGTCTTGATATTATACCATTGTTTGATAAACGTCTGTTTGGCGAGTTGCCTAAATAACTTAGACTCTCCCTTGTATGTACCGGATGTTACTTTATCAAGTGAATAATTCCTAAGATCGGTAAGATCCTTCAGTTTTCGCCCCATAACAAACGGATCGTTAATGATATCTACCACGTTAAGCTCCATAATAAACGGCATCTGTGAAGCTATTTCGTTTATGGTTCTGAATCCGACATAGGATCCAAATTGAGTAAGCCAACTTTCCTCGTTTTCATCATCATCACGCCACCCGGCAAGAAGCATAGATACGGCTTGCATAATAAGGAACGTGCCGGCATAGACACTGAGGCGTTTGAGATTAGTTTTCTCTACCTCATTCATATTGTCTTTATTTTCGTTCCAGGCATCTATGATGTTTTTCATACCAGACTCGGAAGCCAGGCTAAATGTTTTGACTATCATATTCTTTAACGTAATTGACAACCCTTCCTCTTCTTGCATTGTCTGGAAATTGAAGCCACGTCTTTTCCACAGACGTTGAGCCGCCAGCACCAACCATCCTCGGTGGGCGGTCATGAACCTGGCTATCCAGTTGCGCGATGCGGCAGTTCGGTTTTCTTCATTCAAAGATCCGTTACATATCTGCGACAAGCTACGGACTTGATTCCTGGTTATAGCCATCTGGGTTTCAACTTCCTCAACAGTAACACCCGATCCCGGCTTTACAACCACCTTTCCATCCACGACGTCTACCATACTCCATAAAGTACGATCTTTTAATGCGTTCCATTCTCTTTTTATGGTACTCTGTTCTTTATTGCGTTCTTTTTCCATCTTGAAATCTTGGAACGTGTAGAACCGGCCTTTGTAATAACGAACATTGTCCATAGTAGCAATCATAACCTGCGGATCAAGAGGGTAGTTCAGGATTTCCATAAAAGCATACATAGGTGAACGCATTAAGGTCCTGGCCACTCTATTATATCCGGCACCATACATACGATTTCGGATATTGAATATCCCCATTCTCTCACCTATGACATATAATTTGCTTTTCCTATCTATGTCTCCGGTTTCTGCTATACAAGATGGAGCAAGGCGTGAAAATTCAGCCGATGCGTATTTAAGGGAATCTTTACTTATATACTGTCCTACGGCAGATTCCATGATGAGGTTGATATGACCTGTTAAGGCGCCGGTAGCTGCCACAAACGGGGACAGTGCCAAGTTCATGACCGACATAAATCTTTCAACAGCTATCATAATTCTTGTAAGGTCTACCGTATATCCTCCGATGTTCACCGTAAGTTTTTTGGTGTTCATCCTAATGCCATAATAATGATCGTTGAAGAAGTCCCTGAACATCTGATATGCTTGGGTTGCTTCAGCCTTTTTACCGCCTTCAAATTGTTTGTTCAGCAACATCTGCTCCAGTCCTTGAGCGAGCTCTATAGACTTCTGCTTTTCGTTGTATAACGATGACTGCATCATAAGCATCGAATAAGAGTAGCCAAAATCGTGAGATACATCATCTTGGTTCTCCAATTCATATATGTAGTATTTAGGTATAGACCTAAGTCTGTCTTCCGGATCATATACTTCCCCTTGTCTGGTTTTACCGTATAAAGAATCGTCTACTCTGTCCAGGCACAGATCTGATACAAAATTACGAACCGTATTTTTGAAGTTAATACCCAATCCTTCTATACGTTCTATATCTTGTTTTGATATCTGTGGAATAGCATATAGATTCGGGCTCTGCTCTTTGTATAGATCAAGTGATTGTCTTTTTATTTCCTTGAGTTTTTGAATCATATTCCACTGCTCTACGTTTTTAGTAGCGACCTCATTACCATCAGCATCATACTTAATGCCGAAGTCGTTGAAATACGATTCATCACGATACAGGCTCTTCTTGGGCATACGATGACCATACCCATGATCTTTTACATAATCAGGGTTACGACCGCTATTTTCGGCCTCAGATTCAGCCACCCACGCTCTTGCAGGGTCGAAAGACAGGTATGATATGTCCATACCATAATCTTGTGTGGAAGTCCCATTCTGTACGTCCTTAACCATCTGCGCCACATCTATCTCACCTCGACCTATTTTGTCGATCATAGCCGCATATCCGGTAGGCGCCATGCGTTTATAGTACGAAAAGACTTGGCTCCTGGCAAATTCATTAACGATATCGTTCACTTCAGCTACTCCGTTATCGTGTCCAAATATGTCAGACATCTTAGCTCTAACCGCATTCCTAAAATCTCTACGATCTAGCTTTTTATCTATTCCCAATTTTTCTGACAAGTAGTTGGTTTCAGAGACGGTAAACATATACCTGTTATCTTGAGCCATGAATAACTTATCTCTAAGAGCCTGAATCTTTTTGGCTTTTTTGGCAGTAGTATGACGCTGTGCAAACTGCCATTCAATTTCCTTAGAGTCAGCAAGAGCATTTAAATAAGACTGATTGACTTCGTTTTCAGCTTTACTGCTTTTAGTAAGGTACTTATCAATATCTTCAAGACCCACCATCTTAGCATAATCTATTAAGATAGCGTAATCGACTTCAATAGCTTCAGATGCAGCCCTAAAAGCATCTCTTTCAGATGAGGTAAATGTCGCTTCGTTAATCTCTCCGATATCAGCCACATCTCGGTTGTTTCCGATTATTTCCTTGATAATGGCCTTATTTTTTTCTATATCTTTTACAATAGAATCCACGTCAGTCTCATATCTATCACTTGTCGTAGAACTAATGATATCATGCGCCATTTTGATATACGAAGCCTTGTTATTTGATTCGGTACGCGCCGACTGTTCCGATTCTACGTCATTCCAAAACCGATCATTAAATGACAGGTGACCTCCCAACATAAGTGTCTTCAACGCAGCTTCTCCTCCTGACTCGTTCTGAATCGTTCTTAATTTTTGCAAAAACGATTCTGATACGGCATTAGTGGCATTATTTGATTCTTTTCTCCAAACTTCATTTATGGCTTGTATTTCTTTGGCCATCTTAAGTTGGTCGCCAGTTTTTTCCACTCTCCTGGTTCCTACATATATGTATTCTGAAGCTGCTTCCTTACGTTGTTTACGAAGCAGTCCTTCTTCTTCGTAATTGCTGCTTTTAAAATAGGCAACCTCATCAAAATTACCACCGCTATCAATAAAAGGCTGCCTCAATATCCGTTTTTGCCTGGATAGGGCATTAAGGTATTCTTTGGTTGTTTGAGAAACCGGATGCCCTAATTCTTCTTCAGCCTTTTTGTATATGGATTCCATTCTTGTGGCATAACTTTCGCTAAATTCCAGTTCCGAATTTTCAGCATCCCACTTTTCCATCTGCTCTGTATAGATCTTTTCCTGTTCGATGGTAAAAATATCGGTATTAACTCTATCAGACGATGGTTTGAATTTAGCGTTTTCAGTAACCGTATTTCCATCCTTGTCAACTACTTCTCTTTTAAATACGTAATTACGGTTATTGTCAACCACATCACCAATTTCTTCTTCTGATATCTCTATGTTCATGGCAGTCGCAAACGCTCGCATCTGTGCCAGCTTCTTATTACGATCGTATTTAGCCATATCAAGAGCACTGCGAAGGTAATTAGAAGTTTTGCCATCTACTTTCTGAAGCAGTTTTTCAAATTCAGATTTGTTAAAACCATGCTTTTTAGCATATGCCAGGAAGTCGGATATGGCGGGCTGGGCATTCACCATCGCATTGTAATTGTCTTTTGCAATCATAGCTCCAAGAGCGTTATTGAACGGACTGGAAGAATGCTCTAATATACCGAACCACCTACTTATCCAAGAAACATCGTGTTGAACCTTGTCAAAAAATTCTTTTACTCCCTTTACCTTATCTGCCGGCACATGAAGTTCGTTCATTAACTTATCAAGCAACGTACTTTCATCAAGGTCTTGTACTGATTTAATATCAGACTGAATACCATTGATGTCGGCGATGACGGTATTGATCCTATTTGTATAATCCTGCTTTTCACGTTCATCAAATTCGGTACTTCTGTTACGGATATATCCTCGAAGATCGTTCATGATCGGAAGAATCTGATTGTTGATAATATCTACGTTCTTTCGATCATTGGTATTGAAGTGAAGCTTACCGCCTTTGGTATCACCATGAAGGATGGTGTTTACCACATTACTTAAGTATCTGACCTGAGCTTCGGCTGTGGAGATCATGCTGTTCATGGCAGCCGCCATCTCATTCTTGTCTATTTTGGTCTCTACCTTATTTATCTTATCTTCTATGGTCTTAAGCTGAGCAAGGGTCATAGACGTAGTTACAGCCCTATCAGAACTTATCTGACGTAAGTCTCTTAATGTTTTTCTTAGCGATCTGATCTTAGACTCAAGAAACTTGTTCTTGTTCATAGAAGAAAGGGAGTATAATGTAAAGTCATTATCCTTTAACAGAGAAGTGTCAAATCCTTTATCTATGTCAGTAATGGCAAGATCACGAATGTTTTTAATAACGTTATTCAAATCTTGTCTTTGGGTTGATAAAGCTGATTTAAGCCAGCTTACTATTCCAGAGAAAAGCCGCCGGACGCGCCCCAGGAAGGAGGTGGGCTCTACCGGAGCCTGTGCTGTGCCGGTCTGCATCTCCCTGGCGAGGATCTTTCCAAGAATTTCTCTCCTAACAGCATTATCAAGCTCAGCTCCTTCATATACCTTACCGTATGTATTATAATACTGACCTGCATACTGGTTCCACTCTTCCGTACCTTCCACATCTTGCAGAACAGCCTCAACAGCATTCTGATCTCTGTATGCCTCTACAAGGAAGTGGGCTGTTTCTTCTACTAAATCAGATAAAGTAGCATCTTCACCAACTGCTATTACGTTATTAGCAATATCCGCCAATGCCTTAGCAGAAGGTTCGTGCCCGTATTTGGTTTGGTACTTCTCTATATAGTCGGTCATACCTATGACACTAACGCCAAGCGTTTTCAGTATCTCGACAATAGAATTTCGTTGGTCACGTTCCTGCCTGCTATAATCTGATACGATCTTAGCTTTAGTATCAGCATAAAGATCGTTATCTTCTAATATGAATGAAACTACAAGCGCATCAAAATGATCGTACTTGGCGTCCAATTCATTGTATCTTCCTGACTTAAGATCGTTCTTTATCTGTTCCCTACTAACCCTTTCCGTTCCTCCGGTGGCGAGTCTCATAGTTACCTTACTGTTATCCAACGAGCTTATGGTTATCATACCCTGGTCGTTCATGGAAACATCGGAACCAAAATGATTACGGAGCTCGGTGTATGATAAGGCTGAATTGAAAAGTCTAATTTGTCCTGTATGACCTTCTCCTGTAAGATAATAGCTTCTTGTTTCAGGATCGAATATCTTAGATCCTGACAAAAGACCTTTCTTTATAAGGTAGTTAATTATCCCGCCTTTTGTTGATAAAGAAGTAGAAGCAGAAGCGGTCATGACCGGTATAAAAGACTTGGGATTATTAAGAACATACTTTCCAGCTTTGTAAGTAATGTCTGCCACGCCATCCACGGTAGATTCTTGAACGGTTCCTGATAAGAATCCTATTCTAATATCATTCCCGCCAGAGCGAAGAGCTTCTCCGTAATCTTCAAATAATTGACTACGATCGTTCATGAAAAACAAACGAGGCTCTCCAGTCTGATACGTTACACCCACAGGATTAGAATCTGTTTCTGGTAGCTCTTCTGGGCTAAATATCTTAAGACCGTCTTTTATAACCATATAATTAACACCCTTATCCTGTACCACAGATACGGGAGTGAAGTCCGAAGATATAGCATCTTGTAAATACTGCCCGGCGTCTATTCCTGGTTCTTCCGGTACGGAAATACTTGATGGGATCATAGCATCCACCAACATAATATTATCACCCAGATCTTGGCTATAGAATCCGAAGCCTGATTCTTGAATCCCATAAGTTGCATCTGATTTTGATACAAGAACAGGATTACTCATCTTAGAAGCCTTATCCAGTACCCTTTCTCTATAAGCTTCCGGAATAAGATCGATGTTGGATTTTACCTTATTATAAGCCGGTTTGTTGATAGGCACTCTCTTTCTCCAGTCGCCAAAAGCCTTTAAGAACTTATTGGAAAATACGGTTTTAAAAACAGTAGTAGCCCGTTCCCTGTTCTCCATAAGAGGAATAGATGCTATCTTATCAAACAACATAGACCTGTCCCCTGATCTGGTAGAGACAGAAACAACTTTCTTTTTATTATCTCTTTTAATAATACACGTTGATGCCATAATAAAACATTTTTGTTATGAGACAAAGGTAGTTAAAAATCAAGCATATCATAAAAAATAAAGCCACCTAACTTCTCAGTCTGATGGCTTAAAAATAATATGAAAAAAAATATAATCTGACGAAAAATCGTCAAGTTCAGCTTATATGTAATGCATGTACCCATCTCGGTGTATAAACCTTCCCGATTCAAAGCGCTCAATATCTTCAGGGCAAATAGGGCCCGAATCCTCTCTCCTGGCTTCAAACCAAAGCCCCGGCTTACGAAGTCGGCAAGTTATGATATAGTTGAAGCAATTGTGCGTAAAATGGAAAACAGATCCTACAGGGAAATACCTATCAGCTTGAAATACGATTCTTTTTCGTTTAGTATCAAACGTGATATCCCCTACTATCTTAGCCACGTAATAGCTTCTGCCATTTAACGTTTCATCTGTCTGCGGTATCCAATAATAACCTCTTGCCATGCCACAAATATATAAAAAAAGTCGGACAAGACACATGCCCGACTTTATATTACTTTGATTCATTTTCAAACCGCTTTATAAGAGAAGCAATATCATCACCACAAATAAACATCATTCGACGTTCTTCTTTTGGTTTATGAGACACTGGAATGGTTTTGTTTATCTTAATCTGATTCGCCAGACCTCTACCTAAACGAATATCAACTTTTTTACCTTTCATGAATTATTTGTTTAAACAGATCAATTCCATCTATTATAATATGACCGCTTTGCATACGACCATTATTAGGATTGTAAAGAAAGTTGAAACCACTTTCTTTTTCCTGTCTTTCAAAAAAACTGATATCCTTTCCTCTACGGGCTCTTTCAAAAGCTTTCTTGAACAACTTGCCTCTAAAGGTCTTGACGAGGTTCTTGGTAGCGTTATTGCCGGCTCTTACCATTGCTTTCCTTGCCTGGTCCTCCGAGACAAAACTGCTTCGGAAAATATACGATGTTGCTGCTTGTATATCTTGCTTGGTGATCATATGACAAACATTTCTTTCAGAATACTGATCTTTATTCCGTATATCAATTTCATCTCATCTCTATCATATACGCCAAAAAAGGATTCACTGGGATCCTTTGGATTTACGCTCAGTTGAATTATACAATTGTAAAGATAGACCTTAAGTTCATAATTATCAGAGTATCTATCCCGTATGGTTTCAAATGTCTTAATTAATTCTTCAACAAGTACTCTGCTGAATGAAAAAGGTTCTCTACAATTACCTTTAAATATGATATGATTTAAATCATTGGTATTATCAAATTCGTACTCTACCCGACTGTCGTCCATCATATCATAAGTGATTGACTTTTTGATTTTAAACCCCATGTTGTTTTGTTTTTTAGTTAATATAGATCTTCTGAATACAATTGTTCTCTAATGGCACTCCTATCTACTACCATTTCCTGATTATTGCTCTTAACAAGAGCAGATGCCTCCTCTCTTGTTAGAAACCGATTCTTGCTTGTCAAAAATCCTTGAACACTGCGGTTTTTATGGGCTATTCCGTATGCCGCAAGTTGCGATATTATGGAACAGTGTCTCAATCCACAAAATACGGTTCCGGATGGTATATTTACTGGACCGTGAGGCTTGTTCTTGTGATCTTGAACCCATATAGCTGCGCATACAACAATTTCCTTATCACACATAATTTACATATTTAAAATACCGTTTTTACCAATATGCTTCTTTTCTTCTTCAGTAGGCCATTCTTTCTTGAACTTACCATGCCACGTTCCAGGAACTACCACCAGTTTATCATCCTTATCATATTCAATAGCGGCGCATTCAGAACAAAGAGGCTTGCCTTCATATCCCTTTAGCGACTTATCGTAAATACGATGATTTGCAAACTTCAACCTGTCCGCTTCTGGCTAATAGATTAAAGAAGGCAGCGTTATACAACATGCGATACCGATACAATTCATTGAAAGTATGGTATCCATCAGAAACCTCTCCCATGTCTCCAGGTTCTGCTTTAGGTTCAGGATGATTCGGATAGCAGTAGTCCACTGATGCTTCTAACACTGACTTTACGTGTTCTATTATCCTCGCAACATCATCATGTTTAAAAAAAATGCTTAAATCTTTCAACGAATTTAATATCTTCGTTGATTGCTGATTCGAACTCTTCTTTTGTCATTATCCTGACTAAATCTTTTAATTCCATTATTTGTAATATTTTAGTTGTTCTGAAATCCTATATTTACTTACATCATCGCATAAGTTACACCCTCCCGTACATCCACAAACCGAACAATACGAGTCTCTTTTAAAAGTAGTGTTTTCATGATTTTGGTAAAACATTCATATAACACGGTACATCTACCACATCTCTTCTGCAAAGTCCCTTCTCAAAATAGGAAACCATATAAGTGCTTTTACCTTCGTAATCAGGTTTAGGATCAAAGCATTCAAAAACGAATCTTGTTCTACCTTCAAGATGACCAAACATGAAAACAAATTCTCCACCGTATCTTTTGTTAGCCAATTCTTCTACTGTCATAACCTGTCTCCTCCCAATCCTGAATTGATACTCACATACTTAACACTGACACCATTTCCACGTCCAAGCTGACCCCAGCCGGGCGATGGCGTTCCCTTAGCCGGAGCAGCGACAGCCCTAAGCCGAGACCAGTCCTGCTTTTGTCTCATGGCTTCAGCCTCTTTGTAATATCGGTTACACAGTTCTTGATCTTCGTAACCAACGTAATCTTCCTTATTTTCCATAAAAAAAATACTTTTTCAACAAATGTACGACATTCATAAATTAATTAGGTTTAAAATAAAACAATATGAATTAAAATAAAAACCCGATACGTTAAAATCGCATCGGGTTTGGTATCGAAAAAAAATAGGTTCAGATCTTGGGTAAAGATTCGAGCCAATTTTTAACATCTTTATATTTAGGGTCTTTGTCTATTCTATCTTTCAGTTCATGCAATGCTGAGTCCATAACCGTATTCGGTACGCCAATCAACTCTCCTATTAAATACAATGGGGTTTTATTCGATTTAGATTCGTGTGCTATATTCATGTCCAAAAAAAAGTTATGTGAAACAAACCGGCCACGGGTATTCTATTGCCCGCCGACCGGTATAATATTTTTATTCTTTTTTTCCAAACGGGAAAAACGGGAATGCGGGAATCATATTTTTCACTATGGCTCCCGCACCACCGGAAGGACCTGGGTCTGGATCTCAGGTCAGATCCTTCCAGTTTATTTTTTCGCCGAGGTAATCTTGCACGGCAAGCCATCTTATAAAGGCTACTCCTTCGGGAGCATCCGGATCATCCAAATACATTAACGTAGCTTTCACCAACTCGTTCTCACATTTGAAGACCTTCGGAAAACCATCCGAATAGTACATTGCAAAGACATATTGGACATCGCCCCATGTCGCTTTATCCGGCTTCTTCGCTCCGCACTTTTCAAAAATATCTTTTATTTCCGGCTGCTTCCAGATCCTCTTGGATCCATCGACGTTGACCATCTTCTTTACCGCCTCATCAGCAAGAGCAGAACCTCAGATGTTACCCATTTCTTAAATCTCTTAGCAGACTCTAATTTTGAAGATAATATAAGAGAATATAAACCAGATTCATTAATTATTCTTATACTATCTATATATCTGGTTTTCAATATAGATCGTTTTACGCCCCATTGATTATCAGATACTTGCAAAAGCATAGAATCATCATCATCTACATGTCTTTTTACCGCATCTTTAGCATTTATATATCCAAGAGATTTAGCCACATCTGACGCCACAAACCAAACATCTCCTTTTGGATCTACAATAATTCTAAGCTCTCCAAAATCCGAACTTTCAAAAACAGAAACTTTATCCATGATAAAAAAAATAGGCCCAAAAGAGAATGTCAGATCCCACTATGACAAACCCTAATGAGCCAAAAATATCTTTCAACATCAAACAACCAGAGGTGGGATCTCGTTGTTCATTGTTTCTGGAGCAAAGATAGGAACAGGATTTTAAATAGCAAATATTTTAATACTTTTTAAATCAAACCAGGGCCCGCATCACTGCGAGCCCTGATCTACACTAATCTAAACTAATACCATGAAAAACTTAAATCTAAAAACTAAAGAACACACAAATGTAGGAAAATATATGCCTTTCACAAAGAATCTGTATCCTGTTCTTTTGTGTGATTCAAGACATGGGATATAGTTCTGATACTTAATCCGGTTTGATTTTGTATCAGATTATAAATATAGGATTTTGAAACTACAGTTCTTAATTGACCTAAATCATTCATAATGTTTTTATACATAAGATGAATGCTGTTGTTACATTTGATGGTACTGATTCTCATTTCCTACTGTTATTAGTTACGTTCGGTTCTTACTTTTTCCTTATTTCCATAATCCCTTCCTGAAACTAATATTGCAAACTTAATAAAAATAATTCATAAACAATGAAAATCTAACTTTTCTTGTATGTTATTGATATACGTGCATATATAAGAAAAGTGAGACTTTCACAAGCCTCACTTCCCAAATTATAACCATGAAAAAAACTATATATATATACAAAAATTACCTGCATTCCAATTTGTTAAGATCATCCAATTCAGGCTTGCTTACGGTCATGTCTTGCGTCAAGCCAGATCTGTTTTGGTATGGAGCGTAATCGGTTTCTACCGTCTTAGCCTTCTGAGTAGAATCGTATTTCACCTCTGATTCGGTTCCTGTCAGATTTTGGTAGATAGAGCCGGAACTACTCTCGCTTACTTTAGACCATATCTTATTACCTACTCTTATAAAATTATCATAAATACCTTCTGCTGTTATAACACCATCTTGCTCTACGATATTAGAACCCGATTTTTCTTTTAACAAATACGGGTGCCTGGTGTAAAAATAGTGTTCAAAATCATTCCCAGCATACGAAGGGTCATACCTCTCCAAATAAAACAATTCTGATAAAGAAGGGTCGGTACTGGTCATGCTATAATCAAACAACATCAACCTGTCTTTTCCAGATAAAGATAATTCTATTGATTTCAAAATATCAGGATCATCAGAAATAAGACCCAAAGATGGACCAGGTTTGAAGTCAAGATACTTATAGGCATTATCATATAATTTTGTTTTATGGAGTTTGTTGTCAAGGTAAGATTGGTATAAATCGAATAAGGATAATGGGTTTTCGCTATCTTGTTTTTTGTTCATGTATCGACTATACTCCCGATCCACATCCACGTAAGGAACGTCAAGTACCGCAGGGTGCCCAAACGCCATCCTGGTCATTATCATGTCCTCTGTGTTCTGAGAATCCATGAACGATCTGACGTATTTTTTAATGGAAGCCATGAGCGTATTATTATCTACGTTCCGTACTTTCTCTTTATCCAAAACGCCGTTCTTAAAACAAGATTCAGGATATATTTTAGTAGAAAAATGAGTTAGGTTGTGCTTGGCTAATACTGTTGATATTTGATACATCTCGTTAAGATCATCTTTGCTGATCCTTTGATATAGATTATCTCCTACCTTAAGCAATGAATGTTTCTCAAATGCCTCTACTGGGTCTATATCGGATTCAGAATAAACGATATTCAAATTATCCATATACTCCGGCAATAATCCAAAATAATAGTCTGTACTATCACCAAGAACATCATCTATAGAAGATGCCAGCGTTGGAGCATAATTTACATCATTATGCCTGGCCACATAAATATCAAGATCCAGCATCAAATTATCTATCTTATTCAAAGATTCTTCTGTGCCATCATAAGTTTCCGATGTCCCTATTATATCTATGCCAAACCACGTACAAGCCTCTTCTATATCCCATATCATGCTTCTTAAATCGGATTCGGTGTCGGCATTAGCCCTATGTAAATAAGCTGATATACGAGCTCTTAGGAACTCTATTTTGCCGGAATTGTAATAAGAAAGATCTTGTAGCTTAGACAAAGATCTTCTCTTGCCTTCCACCACATCATCCCCTTCTATGTTTATTACCGGAATCTTATTCGTAGATGAGAACTCATCAAACATAGATTCGGCAAATTCTTTATCAGAAACGAATTTCTCAACCAGTTCAGGATATGAATTTCTCAACGATTCAAAAGCAGATGAAAATTCAGAAAAGTTTTTTATGCCGGCTACTGTTTTACGCATAGCATAATAAAGCTCAGAAGGATTATATGGTACTTTTTTACCAAATTGGTTAAACACTCCCTCCTTGTAAACAATAGGACCATACTGATAGTCAATAGACATAAAATAATTATCTTTTTCCCTATCATGTTCGTTAATAGAAGAATCTATTAACTTTCTCATGGAAGTCGAAACCTCGTTTAAAACAGAAGGATCGGATAAAATACGACTTATTTCTGTTTCATCATACAAACCGGATCTCCTTAATTTCTGCTCATTCAGTATCAAACTGCCATCTACATAAAAATCGAAGAGAATAGCATTAGACAATGAAGACGCATTGAAAAAATAATGAGTAGACAAAAGGAAATCCCTTACATCCTTAATGTCCTGAGCCGTTAAAGGATCAGCAAAATAAGTCTGACGCTTCATATACGACAGCACGTCTTCTAAAAGAGGTTCGCCATTGGGATCGGTATTAAATATCTCCCCTGGAGCCGGGTTATTCCAATGACCGTAATACGACAAAAAACCCGGAGTGTAAGCCTTAGCCCATACCTGAAGAGCCCGCTCGCTGTTTCCTAATACTTTTAAAGCACTTTCGTAAAGAACGGAAGGCTCCCCGTTAGGAGCCTTAACCCGTTTTATTTCATTTTCCTTTTTTTCTATCTGACATTTGACACCCATAGTGATAAATATTTTAGACAAAGATACTGTAAAAATAGAAATTATGAAACTTCTATTTCATAATGCGAAGCCTCTGTCTCAACTATCAATCTTCCCTCTCCTTCAAACTCAACACTATCATTTCCTGGACCAGTAACAAAAGGGAAATCAGATACGGATGTTACATAATCTCCAGAACCACCGGAAAAAGACTGACTTTTATTTTGTTTGTAATTGATAGTCAATTGTGTTTTACCTATCTGAAGAGTTCCAGATAAATTTTTAGTATAAGTAGTGGTAGTTGTAATATCCCCATTTTTATAACAATACATTATAAAGATGGTAACCGGACTCTTTTTTATATTACTATCCGGACCTGCATGATAAGATTCATTTCCTCCAAATATGCTATAAATGTGACAATAAGGACCGACTCTTTTACTTGAAGTTTTAGCCTTATCCTCGACTCCTTTCAAAGATATAGTAACCTTACTCTTGTATTCAATATCCTTCCAATTACAGACTCCTTCACTTACGTTTCCAACAAACCTGTCATCAACATAAACCTCTATATTCCCCTGCTGATTGGTCTTCAACTGATACTGAACAAGACTTGAAACATCTTCGTATCTCCTTCTCATACTCAACACTCCTTATTTAACTCATTTATCGAATCCGAATTATCAGAACCTTCTACAAGATTCTTATTCCTATCTATCTCTTCCTGGCTCATATTACTAATCATATTTTGTATTTTCCTACCAGATTGAGATAAAGAACGGATGAATGCGCTGGAACTTATCTTAACTCCAAGATCCGGTTTTGCCCTAAACGCTTCACCGGTACTGATATTATACAAATCATACACACCTGAGTTCATATAGAATTTATATATCCAGTTTCCACCAGCTTTTTTGTACCCTAATTTGGTTAACTCGACTACACTCATACCAAATTTAATGCCATTACGACCCATTATCTTCTCCGGTATAGGTTCTACCTTAGCCGGAACAGATGTATATGCTTCATCGCCGCCGTACAGGAAATAAGGGGTTGTCACCCTTGATATGTGAGTAAGCGGTTCTTCGGATATACGAGGCTCGTCTTTCGCAGCCTTATATTCTTCCCTTGGATTGGATATCCTAATAAAAGGATCGTATGTCAAAAAGGTTAAGCCGTATTCTACTTTATAACCTGATACGCCGTTAAGATCCCTTATAGCCTTAGTCGTATGCGAGTGATTGATGGTGTCTATACCATACCTTGATTCCATATCGGTCATAATACTATTAACCTCATCTCCCTCTACATAAACCTCTTCTCCTTCCGGGATAGAGGTTATGCCGGCAGCCCTTCTAAGTAGCCATAAAGTGACTTCAGCAATGTCAGAGAACTTATCTCCGTTCTTCCTATAGTTATCTACTCTTCCTTCTTCATATCCAGGTAATTCGACATTTCCTTTAACTTCGACATTTGTTCTGGATTGTCCTTTGCCTTCTCCATCTCCCTTTTTATCGCCATCTTCCTCAGTGCGTACTGCACCGCCTTCTGCACTTCCTTCTTTTCCATCATTTAAAATATTATCTGATTCTGACTCTATAGACTCCACGACAGCATCATACTCTGGTATGCCGCTAAGGAAATCTGCTACGTTATTCAAAAACTCTATTTTTTCCTCGTTTGTCATATCAAGGCTTTCCACGGGCTCCCATATGGCAGGCAAGTTGTTTGATTTTATTGCAGTAGAAACATCTTCTACAGTTTTATTATCCACCGTAGGCAAAACTTTAGAAACCAAACTATTGATATCAGATTCCATTTTTTCTACTTCCTCTTTTGTGCCATATTCTTTTAGGGTATCCATGCCATTGACTCTAAGAGAATAATTCAAAGCCTTACTTGGAACAAAATTAATATATTTCAAAAAGTTTTTCAACTCTGATATAATTTGTTCGTTGTTGCCATTTCTACTATTTAAATAATCTACAACTACTTGCTCTTTGCTTTTCTTTAGGTAATCAACGTATTCATCCATAGTCAAACCCTTACTGTAAGATATTCTATCACCTACAGTACCCTTAGGGTCTAACCCCATTTCAGACTTAAGATCTTTAGGATTACCTCTTTGTCTTAAAAATCTAATATCTCCACCTACAATCTTTCTTGCTATAAAATCATAGATATTAGCAAAAGGGGGTAAGTTGTTTTCCTTTATATAAGATTCTATATCCTCTAACCTTGCAGCAAAAGACTTCCTTGTAGTCCTGGTTGTTCCAGTAGAAGAAACTGACGAGCCGCTCGTGGCTGTAGGCTGCTGTACTGGGGCAGTCTTGCCGGCAGCCGGCTGCTGTTCTTCCTCTGGCATTTCCTCTTCATAAACATCCACGTATTCTTTAGAAGTAACGGTCTTACCCTCATCAGAGAAAGGAAGATCATCCTCTATAAGCGACTTAGGGCTGGAAGATGATTTACCAAACTGAATCCTGATCTTAGGAGCAACAAACATCTCACCTTCGAAATCTATTCCAGATTCTACTTCAGACGTCACAATGTCTTTAACGCTCCTACTTCCATCTTCTACCCACTTAACAACATCAGGAACCGTAGATAATTTTTCTATAGCCTCACGAGCTTTTCTAAGCCCTGAAATAGGATTCAAATACGATACTTGATACGAAGCCGGATCAAGACCTAACTTGGTTAGATACGCATTAAGATCTTGTATATCATCTTGACCCATCTGTAGCAATTCAGAATCACCAGATTCAAGTAGCATATCTATAAAAGACATCCATTTCTGCCCTTCCTCTGATTCTACAGAACGTAGACTAACTGGGAAAAGATAATTAAGACCGTTTTTACCTTTGATGACAACTACCGGAACTCTTACATTTTTGTAATTATTCCCCTTGTCATTTAATATAGAATAAGCAAATGGGAAGCCTGTGTATTTAGATCCGTTCTTAAGCACGACTTTGCCATTTAATACATATCCGACATCAGATACTTTTTCAGCACCTTTTTCGGTAATGGGGAGATTTTCTACCTGGCCATATCCTTGACCGTTTACCTTCATGTTAAACACCGGTCTTCCGGGAAGAGTCTGGGCAACAACATGCGTGCCGACGCTGATGGTAGCCGACCGACCAGCATCTTTCTTCCACTTGTTAAAAGCCGTTCTTCTTATTTTACTTATACCATCTATGCCCCCTGTGTCAGCTTTTACAACAGAAACGAATCTGTTCCCACTCATGACCTTGATAACCATATTGGACACCAGTTTATTCTCAGCAGATTCTATTCTTTTTTTATCGCCGGACTGAACAGCATCATTGTATTCGGCAAAAAGAGACTGATTATAGGTATCATTTACATCTATTTCGAGATTAACCTTATCTCCTTTTTTCAAAGAAGATAATGCTTCCTGATCTATTTTATCTACTTCATTCTCTCCGAATCCGACACCCGTTCTGTACGGAACCAACTCATCTGAATCAAGACGCTTATAAACCAAAGAATAGGAATTACCCACGTCCTGAATAGACACATCTGTATAACGGTTAAGAACACGAGCCGATTCTTTATCTATAGACCATCTCGCATGATAAGGAAGTTCAATTATAGTAGCCGTTTCTCCACCTATGTTAAGAGAATACCTTTTAGTGCCATTAGCGTTCGTTTCAGAGCTTATTTGAATAGGAACCAATGATTTTATGGAAGATATAAATTTATCGGCTCTAAGACCCGCAATTTCATACCTTTCATTGCCATCATTAGAGATTCTTCTAACCATCAACGTCTCTGGATTCTGGGCGCTATCTATATTGGCTCCCGGCGTATTATCAGATTCGTCTAATTCATTTACAAGAGAATCTATATTAGCATCATCCTCCCCGAAATTACTTAACGTAGATTCAGAGATACGACCTTTATCAATCCTGTTTTGCTCGATATAAGGAAGGAGGTCCGTGATATTTCCAACCTGGCCAAGATCTTCTATGGTAAATACCGAATCTGCAAGTTTATCTTCGTCAACTTTCTCTCCTTTGTCCCGCCTGTTCATTATATCAACATACGAAGAAATAGCATCATCAAGCTCCTTTCTTTGATCTGGCTCCAAATTAGACTTAGCCATATCAATAATAGCTTTATTTTCCTCATATACTGATCTCGGACTTGTAAGCCTGTCAGCCTTTTCAGATAATGATTTAATGAGATTAACAGGACTATCACCTAAAGACGATACATAATCATCAAAATCTTGTTTGTATTTATCATACACATCTTTTTCTCTCGCAGTAAGAAGATCGGCATTACCTGTATATAGTTTATCAATTATAGACTGCCTTACTACCGGAACCATAATAGGATTATCCATAGCAGCCTCATAATCTTCATCCGATACAGACTCCGTAAGCGGTGACTCTTTTATATCATCTTCTGCCTCCTTCATCCTATCTTCCCTTACTCTATCAAGAGCATGCATAAAAGCCTTGATAGTCCAAGCTTCGTCTTCCGAAATCTTACCTTCTGACACAGCTTGATCTACTACCTCATCAGTGTCATATTCACCAACTTTATTAGGCTCTGCAAGATCAGGAACCTTGTCATCCTTCTTATAAGGAGTAGACCATAGAGAAGACAGCGCTTTTGAAAACTCCCTGTTTTCCTCAGCTAAGAATCTTTTATCAAGCATCTTAGATAAGAAGTTATTCATATTCCTATAATCCATCAAACTCCTGCGGTATTCATTTACCAAGGATCTCATGGCTTTATCTTTGGCCGTAAACTTCTTTTCCTGTCTTGATTTTACATTGAAATAATCATCAAAAGCTACAAGCGTATCATAGGCCTCTATTACATTTTGTGAACTCATAGGAAAAAGAGGTGATGATAAAACAGATTCGGTTCTACTTACCAACTCTTCTATCGAAAACTCTTTTCCTGTTAACGTTGATAACTCAGACAACGAATTATTGTAATTGGTTCTAAGATCTTCCAATTCTTTGGTTTTTCGTTGTATAGATTCAGCTTGTGGATCTTTTCCATCTACGTTACGAGGACGAGTAGCAAGATCTTCTATTTCGGATTCAAGTTCTTCTATCCTTGACCGTATGCCACGGGTAGCCATCGCCCGCTCCCTTGCCCTGTCCGACAGCCGGGAGAACGTACTTAGTGCATATGCCACGCGAGGCTGACCCGAAAGCGTTTCTATGACAGAAGCTATGTCTTTCATTCTTGATTCCGATTGAAGACCAAGAAAAGCATTACGAGCCACGTATTTTCTAAACTCAATCTTAGAATCATCACCTATAAGATCTTCGGCAAAACTCTGGGCAGATCTGAAATCCGAAAGACGATTATTATAATTATCAATAATAGAATCCTTGTATTTCTTTGCCTCTTCCAAAGACATTCCGTTGGCTTCGGCTATTTCCGAAATAGGCATCATATCAACCATCTGCCTGAAATTTTCAGCCGAATCCTCTAAGGTTCCCATTTGGTTGTCAATAGACATCTTTTCAAACATTGCATCATCAAGCTCCTTGCCGGTCATAGACTGAGCATCGGAACGAACTTGAGGCCCTAAACTCATTGACTTTTTCAACGTATTCAAAGCCGCCGTATTAAGATTAGAAGATGCTTTGTTATATTCATTTACTTGCCTTTCTAGCAATATCTGATTATTACTATACTCTTTCACTCCAGAGAAGCCTTCCCTCATACCAAACAAAGAACCGATAATAGCACCGATTCCTATTTCAGTCCATCCTTCTTTAGACGTATATTGTTTTTTAAATCCTTCAGAAATAGCATCAAGAACATCAACGGCCCCGTTCATAGCAACATTGTCATATCTTGACTTAACATATTCCTCAGCCGTATTCTGGACAGCACCTTGAGACCCTTCTTCCCACAGACCCTCAGATACCGGTCTTTTCATGATATTGAAAACATTGCCTGCTATCTTCTGTCCTATATTGGGATTGGTTATTTTAATAGCCATCTCTCCCGGCTTCGCAACTTCCGTCCCTAATCCAAATAAATGCTTGTTGAGCTTCTTTTCCAACCCAGGTATAGCCTTGCCTCCTAACCCTATATACTTACCAAAAAGAAGCCAGTTGGATAATCCTACGATACCCATATTGGCGGCAAATATAGCACTACCTACATCAGCATTAGAATTACGAAAAACAGCCATTTCCTCTACATTGGGATCACGACCATAAATCTTACGATAATAATCCTTGAAATCAGACTCGGATTGCTTCATAAAAGAATTTGCTTCGACCGATGACTCGAATCCAGCACTGGTAGCCAACAACGTCATGGTCTTAGCCGCCTCCCCTACATTTCTTCCGGTAGCAACTCCTTTTCTCACATAGTTGTTAAACATGCTTTTAAGGCTTCCTATGCCCCTATTAGCAGCTTGCTCTGCTGCTAACTTAGCTCCGATTCTTCCACCTAATTTGGCACCTATATTACCCAATGATCCAACTCCAAGTCCTCCGGTCATGTACGCTGATATCATGGCTCCTACGGTAAAAGACATACCGTTACCAAGGACATCATTCCATAAGAAATTACCGGTATCCTTAAAAAGCTTCTGACCGAAATTATAATCTTCTACCTCTTTCTTGTAATAATGAGGAAGAAGCATGTCTATTTGCTGGTCAAGATCACTTACAAACTTATCCATGTTAGTATTTAACGCAGCTTTGAAACTTCCCTCAGATGCCATATTGATAAGTTTGTCAGGCAATAACACAACTCCATGCACACCGTACAATGCGGACTTTAAAGCGAATTTACCTACACCATTCCAAAACTTACTCCATCCGCTCTGTCTTCTGGCATAATAATCCTCATTATTTATACCCGGAATATAGTTGGGATATTTTGTACGCCATACCCCATCATTACCCATCTGATGACTTTCACGGATACTTACCTTCGGTCCATAAGGATTAAGAGGCGGCGGGGCAGGTGTAGCCCCCCTGTAGCTGTTACGAGCCAGTGCCTCCGAGTAGCTGTTGCTTATCTCCTTGGCTATATACGGTTCTTCGTATTCGGCAGCAGCTATCCTTGATGCGTAATCCGGAAATTTAGGTTGGGCATACACACCTTCACCAGGCATATAATTAGGAACCAGAGGCGTTGTCGTCTCTGGTAATGTAGCCGGAGTGTAATTTTCTTCTTCGGCTAATTTCCTTTGCCTTGCCACATCTTCGTAAGTGGTTTTAGCAGCAGGATTATATCTATCTATATTATTATCAGCCATAAATTTTTTGCAAAAAATCGTTCAACTTACTAAACTTGTCATTCATGTTGGGCATGATATTTATTCCTCTCATATACGGATCTCTCATCTGATCAAGACGCTCTTGAATAGCCTCCTTCACGTATTTTACAAAGAAGTACTGAGGACACTTCTGGTGAATGCTATTCCAGTAATCCGCATACTCATCATTACCAGGATCCAAAGGAACAAAATCCGAGAACAACAATGCAGGATTTTTAGAATTTTTAGTCCTTTTGTCATAGAAATTGACCGCTACCTCTCTCGAACCCCTGTCATCCATTCCTTCCAACTGAACTGATATGTTATCAGACATGTCAATAAAATTATCAACAAAGGTTTTAACAACATTCATTTCTTCTGGCTTAAGGTAAGAACCATGAACCATTACTATATCATAAAGATCATTCTTAACATCAGCCTTAGAAGCCAAACGGGGAAGACCATTACGTATGAGATACTTATCATAAGAATAGCCTTCCTTCTTTCCGGTATCTACAAAATCACAGGTTCCAAAACTTGATTTGTAACCATCTACTGGATAATTGCGCTCCTCAACCGAAGGATCTATACCCGCCTTAAGAAGTTCATCATTCGTGATCTCTACCCTTTTTGTAACATAAGAGTTTTCACCGGACCCTACTTGAGCAGTCAAGAATCTTCTGACAGTGCCATTATCTATCTCGGCGTCCATATTGATAGTATTAATAGCAGTAGGATCCAGATTATTTACCTTTCCTGCCATGTAACCAGACAATCTTCTAAACTGAGCCTTCTGCAAAGACTTTTCTGGTGAATCGGCATTCCAATTGTATCTTTTGTAAGAATCAAAGTAATGATACTGAGATAACTTATCAGAAATCTGATCGGGAGATACAGACATTTTTATCTCATCCTGCATCTGACCCGCTATCATGTCAGACACCCTACTATTTTTCTCAACATATCTTAACTGAGTAATAGTCAAAGGCTCCCCTTCCTGATAATCTTTTAAATCTATATCACCATCCTTATCTATGGTCATATAATCGGATATATTAAAATCAGGATCGCCATTGAGTTTCTTCATTCCATTAATAAGAGCCAACGTGCCAGTAGAAGAACCATTATCCTCGCTTGTAACGGTATCAAATACGCCAGTTGTTATGGCCGTGGCGAGTAGGAAAGCTCCAGCCTTATCATCCGTATCGGTAAGATTTATAAAAGAATTTCCTTTCATAAACTTAGCATTACGAACTTTCCTGATAATATCCTTATTTTTTTCAGTAACTATGTTATCGATTTGATAATCAGTTATGTTATTTATAGCCTTTGTGGCTCCGTTTGCCTTAGAATCAGAAAGAAGTAAAGCATCATAAGCTTCAGATAATCTGTTATTTCCTTGTCCGAAATATCCGTTTTTCTGACCTCCATTGTTTTTTAAATAAGAATATATCCGCTCTTCAGGAGTCATATTAGCATACAATCCTGGATCAGTTTTTTCTTCTTCGTATGATGCTGCAACGATATTGTTTCTATCTGTAGGAGATAATGAATTATACAATTTCAATAAATTGGCTTTACGATCTGTAGAATGAGATTTAAGTAACTCATAAGGAATATCAGCCAAGTTAATAGATCCTGTCTTACCCGTTCCAGAGTTAATAGCCGTAGGCCCGTCCATAGGAGCCATCGGTACTCCCATACCGTCTGCGTCTGTCGTGCCTGCGGATGAGCTTTCAGTTCCCATCTTGGAGCCGTAAGTGCGCATGTACTCGGTTTCAATCTTAGCCTGAGCAAGTTGCTCTTTTGCCAACGATATTTCAACCATAGACTTAGCATTGTCAGTCAAAAACTTTTGCTGAGCCCTATCCTCTGCCAACCTTGCAAAATAAAGATCGTCTTTCTTCCTTTCAAAACTTGTATTGTCGTATCTCCATACATCAGTCATCTTATCGAAAAGATTATTAGTAACAACAAAATTAGCAGCCGCTACCGGATCAGACGAAGCTATTATCATATCTGCCTTCCTCTTGGCTTCTGCTTTCTGATTTTTAGCTTCCTGTATCTGGCTGTCAATACGATCAATAATATCTTTATTATCCCCCACTGATTTCTTTTTTGCTTCCAATGCTCCTATGTGCCTATCGTATCTTTCGACATAAGACCCAATGTATTGACTAACCAAATCCGGATTACTGAACACCGGATTGGTGGCTGCCATGTACGATGCTTCTATTCTCATCTGATTCCTCATGTTTTCAGATAAGTTAGCAGACACAAAATTCCTTATCTGGGAATCTGTAAGTTCATCTACATTAACTTCTATAATACCACCAGTAGGATTACCTTTAACATCATATTCTGTTGTCTGAATCTTCTTGCCTTCGTTATTTTTCCTAAAGTCACTAACCAGCTTATTTATCTCCTTAGTATAATCGACATAAGGAGAATAATGAAGACCTCCTAACCTTGATCCTGCTTTACCATCTGACCTCCATTTGTAATAAGGATCCAAAGCATGCCATTCATTAATAGGAGAATAAAGTTCAGGATGATTCTGTTTTATAGATTCTATTTCCTTCATAACCCTCTTGCCTTCTTTTGTGCCGGCAATCGCGTTAATGACCGTATCGTCCAGCACCGAGCTAATCTCTCCTTGTATGGCTCTCGTAACTCCATCAGAAGAAAGATCCACGCCTTTAAATTTTTGATTGATGTTAGCAATCACACCTGACATCTTATCCTCCATATAAGCTCGGGCTTCAGGCTTATCTATCTCTTGACCCATAAGATAATCTACCTGGGTATAGATCTTTTCACGAGCAGCATCAACCTTCTGCTGTTTGTACATCATGACGTCCTTAACAAGATCTATGTTGTAAGGACTAACATACGGGGCATATTGCCTTAAAATACTATACTGTGAAGCCACTATTTGGTCCTCCTTCTTCTTTTAATTTCATCATCTTCTTCATTTAAACTTTTCAAGTAAGGTGTAGAATAATCACCCATATTCATCACATCCTGATTACCTTGAACGTAAATAATTTGACCACTTGGAAGCATTCTCATATTCGGAGCTATGGAAGCTATGGTATTCAACGATGTACGAACATTGAACTTATTCTGTATCTCGCTGTTTATGCTATCATAATAACGAGCAAGATTTTCATCCCTTATAGCCATAGCTTTCAACAACCCAGATTCATAACGTTGCCTTTCTGCTATGTTCTTATCATCTGTCTGAACATAAGCCATTTCATTGAACCTGTCAGCTTCGTTTATTTGCCTTGCGTTATTGAAATTTACTTCATTAACGTACTTGGCTATATTGCTTCCAGCTATGGCGTTCATATTAGCCAGAATAGCAGCCCGCTGGGAGTCGGGCACGTCACCTACTGCGTCTAACTGAGCCGATGTCGCACGGTTGAGCTCGTTGATATACTGATCAGCAGATTGAAGAACCGGGTCTATTCTCGGAGCCTGATGTCTTTCCAGGCCTTCTATCTCCAAGCCAGTGTCAAGGGTTCTCAGCATTTCCGGGAAGATAGGACCGAACGCTGCCGGCCGCCCCTGTCTTTTAGTTCCGTTGTCTTCAACCACCTCCTCTGTATCGGTGTCGGTTACAGTCGTGGGTGTATCGGTTTTCGATTTTACTTCTATCCTTCCAGGAGATCCAATATTAGGTGGTGTAAGACCTGGTGCTATGGGACCGGCCTCAATAGGCTTCATTTCTGGTTTAACAGACTCAAGAACGAAGTCTATTTCCGGCATTAACCCACTATCTCTTAAAGCAACAAACTTATTATAATCGGAGCCCAGAATCTTCTTAGCGGCATCAGATTTATCACCAAATAAGTCAACATAATTCTTTATCCCTTTTTCGTTTAACAATCTTTTTTGCTCTGCCGAAACAACGTCCAACCCATAATAAGAACGAGTAGCTGTTGTCTGACCAAACTTATCATCTACGGCAAATGAATTATAAGCCTGATTCCCTCCGTAGCTTCCGGCGTCCTGGCCCCAGAATCCGTACTCATCTCTGAATTTCTTGGCTGCATCAGCATTCGTGATAGCGCCTACATCAGCTAACGCCCACAATGCATTTAATTGCCTGTTATATCCTTTCTGAAAACCTTCTGTATCAAAATCACCATCCGTATTGTACTTGTTAGCCCATCGGTTTACATCAAGCAAATTAGATACCGCCTTATCATTTACCCTTCCGTATCCTAAATTGCTTCTATGTTGTAGATTCTGATTGGCATTGACACTGGAATCGGGATTAAGAATCTGCTCACGACCACTAACATCAGACATAGTCATATTAAGAGTTCGTCCAAATAACTGATTGATAAGCTTATTGTAGCCGATAGCATTCTTTCTAAGTTCCTCCAGCTCCTTCTGAGTAGGTCCACCTTCAGCCATTTTCCTGGTTTGCTTAACATACTCGTCATATATCCAGTTCTTGGCATCTGATTCTGCAATATTAAAAGCCTTGGCTTGTTTCTTTACCTGATTCAGATCAACAACCCCGCCATCCCTGAAGAAAGCATCCATCTTCTCGTTACGCTTAGATTCTTCCTGTTTGCCATAAACGATTTCAGCGAAAGAACGAAATTGTGCTTCAAGCTCGTCTATCTCTTTCTGGTTTTCATTGACGTACTTGGAAAGAATAGAAGCATTAAGATTAGATGTATTTTTATCTTTTACATCTTCATTTTTCTCTAATCTCTTATATACACGCTCCTGATCTTCGTACTTATCAGACAAACCAATCTTCTTCTTATATCGATCAAGAAGTGCAGCATACGTATCTTTAGACGTTGCCTTAATACCGTAGTTTTCTCTAACGTAAGAGGCGAACTCATCATCTATCTTACGATAATCGGAAACAATATAAGCTTCCGGTAAATCAACTGGCGTGCCTCCATTCTCATGCCTGTTTCCTTTAGCTTCCATAGGCCCCACTGAATCAGGCGTCAGCACATACTCGCCTTTCTCTATCTCTACGTTAGCATTATCCTCCATAGATTTAGGAAGAGGATAAATATATTCGCCGGTCATATCAGACGTATCCATCTTCTGACCGTTACCTAAATTCACGCCACCACCTTCACGTTCCCACTTGATGAATTGCTGACGACGCTCCTTGGCAAGTTTTTCCCTTGCAGCCTGCTCGTCTCTGCTGGCAGCATATGCAGCAGATGAAGCTCCCATGATATTACGGGTAAGACCTAATCCTAAACTAACACCAGATAAGGTAGCTTGAGCCACGTTAGCGCCCACCTTATTACCAGCTCGTATCCTGCCAAGGCTGGATCCGAACATCTGAGCTCCGCTGGTTAGGTCGGGTGAGTAATATGGGATAGTCATAGGATCGAGAGGATTTCCATCCTGTGATCGCTTTTCTTTTGATTGATTTTCTTCTTTATCAACACTAACAATAGTTCCTTTGGGCATAGACTTAGGATCGAACGTATTGTTATTACTTACATTCATAGTCGAAATAGAAGGTTCTTGCCTTTTTATAGTAGAATAGTCAGGACCTATAATATTGTCAAATCCCGCCTCCATCATGTCTATTTCCGAATTTATCTCACTCATACCAGGAACATTGGACATATCCATATCAATATAAGGATTAGATGTCGTATCAGCCTGTTGTGTAACATCCTGAACACTACCACCAGGAGCGAATACCGGACGATTTTTTATGATTCGTAATCTCATATCATCTTTTTTCACAAAGATAAGAGAAACGAACGAAAAAATCCAACGTTATGCAACAGGTTTAAAAATCAGGGACGTATGACAGGCAAACCGCCCGAATCAGGATCGTACTTAAGACCGCATGCCATGCGATAGTTTTTAAGCACTCTCTTGTACAAAAATAGCACCGTCTTGGAATCTATTTTTTTCATAGACTTAGTTAAAACCTCTTCTGTTGAAACAGACATCAGACAGCTATTCAAGAACGACCTGACATTGGAACCGAACAAGGTCTTCACCATTTTTCTAAACGTTCTAAAAAGATATGATGCAGAAAGAGACTTTAACCCATTGCGAGCCAGTCTCTTATTAAGATAATTAATGGCTTTTTCAGATAGACAAAGCCTGTTCTTTCCTTGACTGTCCACCTCTGACGAGAACCACGAATACAAGGTGGTAGGATGTTTCTTGAGATGATTGATAAAGGAAGTTATAATACCTTCTTTTAAAGCCCTTTTATGAGCTACACATGCGGCGATTTTTTCTTCTCTTTTCAAAGAGCTGTCAAGGCACCTAAACACCGTCCTATCGTCTCCAATAAAATACTGAGGACGTTCTTCTTTAAACTTAGCCCGATAAGCGGCATATCCTTCCTTACGGAGCATATCTATCTGAGACCGGATATAGAACCTTACACACTTTTCTTCGGCTTCTTGCACGCTTTTAAGATAAGGAACTGACTTTCTTCCATATCGAAGATAGTCATAAACCATAGCCTCTATGAAGTCATTGTATGGGAAGAATCTTCCAAAACCAAAGTTCCAAACTATGAAACATCGCACTCTATCTTTCCAATAATCAGATATGAGAAAATTGCTACAATATCTCAACTTCCTGTCTTTCTGATAAAAATGATGAGTATGTTTGTCATAAAATAGATTAAAATATCTCAAATTGCCTAAACACTGACCGGCTGGACGGCGTACTACATTATACCCTAAGTTGCTGAAGCTATTGTATATAACTTCTATCGGAGAGACCTGCTCTTTCTTAAAGAGCTTGTCGTGTAACTTGTGAGGATCTGTTATTTCTTTTAACTTTGTGTCCATATTTTTTTGTTTTTTTTTTAGTGCAAAGATATGGTTTTTCATCATACGCTCAAAGAAGAAAATGCACGGCCTTGTATCCGGTTTGAGAGAAATAGGATACAAGGTTTTTTTGTTTTATGACAGTTTGGAAAAGAGACGAAATAACGGATCTAAACGTAACCGCCTGACCGTCAGTGGTGGGACAACAAATCTTGAATTAAAACTACACCTATGAATAGTCTTCGTTTTCCTTAATATTAAGACCATTTTCAATGATCTTATCCATTATATTATTTATATTATTTTATATACTTTATCATTTATTCATATAATTGTTTACAGTGAATGAACTTGACGACCGAAGGGAGTTAAGTGAGTGAACGGATTGACAAATTACTTTTTCCGTCATTGTATTGTTAGCCTAATTGTGTTAAAAGATTGAGTATCGTGACCGAAGGGAACGATGCGAAAGAACATATAATATTTAAAAACGACTGAACCTATCGACTGAAGGGAGATAGGTGATGGAGTGACGTTAATAATTATATTAGGTAGCCAGTGGAGAATTAGGCAGGTTTGTAGGCGAGACGGGCGTCCATGCCCGTCAGGACAGTGGAAGTACGTAGGTCTGTTCTGTTAAACCAAGACGATGATAGTTCCATCCTTCACGAAATCGCACAAAAAAGCCGGATTATCTTGATATCGTTCTTCAACCTTCGGTATCCGTGTAACGAGTCTCAAATCCGGCTTCGATTTATTAATATGAGAAATAAAATAATATTGTTCTAATTATCAGTGACGCCTTTAATGCGAAGCTGTATATTGGGAAGCACGGCATTAATCAAAGCCATTTTCTTATCCTCTTCGCTTTCTTTTTCATGCTGTCTATACATCATGCTGTAATCACTGTCATCACCATCCTTTTTCCCGTCTAACGTCAGTAAATGATTTATGATGTCCTTACCATACGTTTCAGCCCATGTACGGAATCTCTCTTCCTCGGACTGTCTCTCCTGGGACGGAGCTTCCGGGTTAGGAAGGGCGGCTGCCATTTCTACCTCTGGAAGTGTTACCGATGCTGCTATTTCCCCATCATCTCCGAATCCCATTTGACCATACGAAGATACGGAATTTTCTTCAATATCCAAACCAAGATTTTTAGCAACCTCCATAGCATAGTTATAACGGTCATCGTTTCGTATCACGCTTTTATGAGGACGTCCTGCTCCTTGGTTCCAAGCTACTACAGCATCTTTAAGGTTATCGGCGTTCATGAAGTCCTGCCGGCTGTAGTTGTAATACCCTGGTCCTTCTTTTCCTTTTCTTGTGTATAAGAAATTAGAATATCCGGTTTTCCCTTCATATTCGTCAGCCAAGAACTCAAGTTGGTCTTTGAATGTGGGTGTAGAATGACCTTTCTTTTTGGCATGCTTGAATAGCTTATCCATGCGCTCATTATGCCATTGCTGTATGCCGTATGATGTTCTGTTGTCTCCGTATATGTCATCTTTAAGACCGGATTCAGCCATGAGATTACCTATGATAGCAAGCGCCTGTATCTTAGACATGCCTCTTTTATTAGTAAAATATTCATATGCTTCACGCTGTTTACCAACCACGCCACCTTCTTTCTTGATATTGGTATTGTATCTCTTTCCATTCCACGTAAATTCCTTAAGACCTCTTTTCCTGGCTTCTTTAAAGGCTTCGCCTCTTGTAGTGGAAATCGGGTCTTGTAATTCAAGATCGTTTTTTATACCAAGAATGGCATTAATAATATTATCATCCTTTTTATCATCATCATCTAATTTATCAACATTATTCGAAACGTAAGATTGGCTTATTAAATTTGATACGCTTTTTCTATTTTTATAAGTTCCTTCTTTATCTGATGGAGCTTCAAAAGCATACACAAGTGGATACGAATAATCCGTATCTGGATCTTCTGACATAAATTCGCTTACTGCATGAATGGCTTTATTGTATTTAGTATCCTTTATACTATACATCCCAGCATCTTGAACATGATCATAAAATCTGTCTATCATGTAATTGATATATCCACGCTTATCCCCCTTAAATCGCTCTTTATCTTTCTCAAACTCTTTGGGTGGATATCTTTTATCGGATTCTTGGAAAAGTCCCTTAAACCCTCCATAATCAGATACGGCATAGGGATTACCACCAGATTCTTCAATAATATTTCCAAGTACGGTTTCTATCTGGCGTTGATTGAAACCTTTATCATATAAAGCATCATAGATCATATTCATTCCATCTACGTCCATAGTGCGGTGCGTACCCTTACCCACGCGCTTCATATTTTCATATTTGGATTTGAATAAATCCCAATCTATTTCCGGCTTAGAAGAATCCCCTCCTTGTTTTTTAGATCTTATCTTCATTTTTTTATCCAGATCATTCTTGGAATCAATGGCGGATTTCAACAAAACCTTGTTTGGATCATTCTCTTCATATGGATTCTTATCTTCTACATAATCCAGAATATCAAACGGGTATCCTATTGTATCAAGAATCTTAGTAACAATCCCTACACCAAGAGGTTGATCGCTTCTATAAAAATCATACTTATCTTTTACGACCATCCTACCTCTATCATCACGGTACATAGTGAAACTTGATAAGCCTGATAAATCATTTAAATCGCCGTAAGCGTCTGGTATAAAATTGTATTCGTTAAATACCTGATGTTCTCCAGTTCTGGCTTTTTTTAAGAGATCTATTCCCTCTTCCACCATTCCAAGTTTCCTACTTGTTACATCCCTTAACTCCTCCAAATCAGATACGTCCTTGCCTGCAACTTTTCCATCAATTATCTTATTATCTAAGGAATCAAGCTCCCTTTCATATTTTTTAGTCATTTTCTCCCACCCACCATTTATCCTGTCAGATATAATGGATTTGATATTGTCTGGTATTCTGACAATCCCATTTTCTTCTTTCAGATTATTTGGTTGGTTTAAGAATCTAAACCAAAGATTCTGACTAAAATCATCTACATTGGCTTTCGGAACATCTTGACCAAAAAATTCCATTATTTTGGTTTTTAATCCTCTTTCATTAGCATACACGTCAGGTGTTATATTAGATGCCAGATATTCTCTAAGTTTTACAAACGGACCAATTTTACTCCATAATGTTTTTGGTTGTTTGTCTCTTACATAATTTTTAGTCTTCTTTGCCATTTTTTTCTTCCTCCTTCTTAAATTTGTGGTAAGCATCACAAACCTTGTCAACCAACCATCCCATTAGATAGGCAGCGTGCTCATCTTCTCCGGCGTCAAAACTGTAGTTAATATTAAGATACTTACAATAAAGGGAAAGACCGTGCAGACATTCGTGTCCTATGGTTCTAACATCCATATCAGATAGTGAATGAAATAAGAAACATATTTCTTTCCTGTGATTGGTTCGGTTTCCTACGAAAATAGTCCTGCCACCTTGACATACTCCCATAGCTAAAGCAAATGGGATTCTTGGATACAAACGTATGGAACCCCGGTATTTCTATCGCTGGAATTACCCATACTCTCCAATTCGGAAATGCCCTTCCGAAGTATATTACGGGCTGCAAGAACATCACGGTCGTTAATTGCGCCGCACGCCGGGCACACCCACGTGCGGTCGCGTAACGACAATCCTTTATTAATGCAGCCACATTCGCAAGTTTTGGAAGAAGGATACCATTTGTCAATCTTGTGTACTATCACTCCATACTTTGAAGCAACATACATTAGCTTATCAATAAAAGAAGAATGGCTAAGATCAGAAACCTTCTTTCCCCACAAACGCTTCATTCCTTCAATGTTTAAATCTTCAATAAAAATATAATCATATTGTTTGCATAACTGGTGTGCTAATCCCCATTGAAAATCCGATCGAAGATCTTTTATTTTACGATATGCTTGTTGGAGTTCAAACAGTCTCCTTCTTCTATTGTTGGATCCTTTCTTTGCATTAGAAAACCGTTTGTTTAGTTTTCTAATCTTGTTTTGATATCGTTTGAAGAATAGTGGAGAATCGATTTTGCTACCATCGCTTTTAGTTAGATAAGTTTTCAGCCCAAAATCCAATCCGATAGATGCACCATCATGTGTCTTTCTATAAGAGTTTGAAGGATTATGGTCTGTAACTATAATCAAACTAAAACGTGAACAGGTTTCTCTAACTATTCTAATTTGTTTAACATTACCTTCATAAGGTCTACTGTATGAGAATCTAAATCGTTTCTTTCCTTTGTTAATTGTTAGAAAATTACCATTCAGGGTAAAACCTCCTTGTTTGAAAACAAAAGAGTTGAAACAATCAGCTCTTTTGAACTTAGGTGGTCGTTTAGCCAACTTTTTAAAGAAACGATTATAAGATTCATCAAGACGTTCAAGTATTTCTTGTGTTGTTTGAGAATGAAGAAGATTTTTTTTAATTCTTTTGGTAAAATGTTTCTTCATTTTACCAATTGATATATATTTCCCAAACAGTTTGTGATACCTACGTTGTAGAGCTAACGCATGATTCCATACAAAACAACATTCACGAAGCATCTTGTCAAGATACTTCGTTTTCTTTGAATGATAGATATTGTATTTGTATGAAATCATTTTTTTATCTGTAATTTTGATTCAAAATTAATCAAACCAATTCATCCACCTACTAAAGTATGGTGGTTTTTTTTGGTTAAATAATCATAAATAAAATAGCCGAAGAATGCCACCATCCATTCTCCGGCTTATTATAATGGAAATCTTATTATGAAAACGATACAAATGTAAGATTTAGATTTTAATCTTCCTAATTTCTTCAATCATATTCTTATATCCGCAGAACTTGCTGCTAATAACATCGAAAATAGATTCTGACCAGCCAGCTATGTTCAAGATATTAGATCCTCTGTAAAACATCTCACTTCCATATCCTTGAATAGAAATAGAAACGATCTTGCAATTTGGATTCACTTTTTTGAACCCTTTCAAAAGTTCGGCGAATTTACCATATTTATAACCGGAGGTTCTCTCCCATACAACAGATTCACCATCTCCTACCTGCATATCTGAAATAACGTACAAGTTATCTACCTTGATCTTATCCTTAACGCACTTTCCTAAGAACATAAAAAGACCGTTTTCAGTAGATTCTCCGCATTCCTCTCCGGCAGCAAAAGACTTTTTGTTGTTCCATAAAACACCTTTACTTCTATCATATTCGTAATTGATAAGTTCGTCACCAAACATACCAATAAATACGTCAGGAAGCACAGAAGCAATCATACAGCCAAATAAGTTACCAATGACAGCCGTACTTGTTTTGCTAAAGGCAGACACCTCAGAAGATCCTCCCATATCTCCACGTACAGAGCCAGAGTGGTCAATCAGGATAGCCGACCGCCCCTCCAATACCGGCAGGTTCTTGCAGGAGATGGTTATGGCTTTCTCCAACGCATCTAAAATCTTATCTTTGTTACGCGCTGTTAATTTAGCACGTTTTTTATCCGACTCAAATACAATATCATTTTCGGAATCATCAGTGCCTATATTTTCAACCTCTTTGAAAGCTGAAGCAAAACGGAAAGGAAGCATCTTCGAATTAAGCACCTTCTCTTCTATTGTAAGCTGCCTACAAACTTCATCTATTTGATCAGGCGCGTATTTGATTATGTTTACAAGGTTACGAACCATATTAAAAATAGGCATACCTTTTACATTAGAAACCACGTCCCGAATAGCGTCACCTAAAGCTTCTTTCTTTTCCTTATTGTCTTTCTTGTCCTGTCCGGCTTTAGACATTTCTTTTTCAAGAATCTTGCTTTCGTATAATCCAGACAAAGACCGACCTTCTATAAGGTACTGGAAAGCCGTTTTGTTAGCCTGATTGCCTTTAGGGTGAAATAAGTTTACTAAGTCAACCATAGTAATGACCCTACTGTCCATCTTATACTTATCAATCCGATACGGATCAAGACCTTCCAAAGCCGTCTTAAATCCTTTCTTAATAGCGCTGGATATTCCTCTTAACTTCTTTGGATTTTTGTCGTTAAGAGCCGCATAGCAGCCAAGGATTTCGCTCATATCATCAGGACGCATAACGATCTTATTATAGAACCTTGAAGCCCATTCCTTACCCGATGCTTTGCTGGCAAGGACAGAAGCCATAAGATGCGTTACCGACCTAAGCTTTCCTTCTTTCCTGACATACAATGCTGTTTGTGCTGCGAAATATGGATCTACTTGATCCATAAGGTCCTTAATCCTGTTCACCTTGTCTTTTTCTTTCTCATAATAAGAATCAGACAACATGGTAGTCATTACCGTAGATACCAACTCTTCTTCTGCGTTAGGCTTATACGCCTTCTCTCCCATGTGATTCACGATCGTAGGTTTAACACCTTCATCCTTTTTGTTAAACTTTCCCATTTGTTGTTGTTTTCTTTAAAGTGTTATACAAAAAAAAGCAGTGATATTACTACCACTGCTTGAAAAAATATATCAAAATGACTACTCAATGAGGGAAAAGCTGAAGTTAGTGTAAACAATGAAATAATGGATTTGAACCATCGACCTATACTTTAAAAGAGTATCGCTCTATCCATCTGAGCTAAATTCGAAGTAACTAACCCCATCACCACTCATTAGTTTTTATATATTTCAAACATAGGAAAAACGGAGCCGGACAAAATGAAAATATTGGATTCGAACCAATGAAAAGTATTTTTACAGAATACCGCGTTATCCACTACGCTAATTTTCGAAGTAACCGAACTCCTCACCATCTGTATATTTTATTAAAACAGGGAGAACCTGGAAGGTGTTTTGATATGAAAGGAGGTTTTGATCTACCAACTGATCTAATTTTTCTTACATGAAAAATATAGGACTCGAACCTATGACACAAACCGAAGTATCACCTTCCATCACTACTGTCTTACATTATAATCTCTCTTGATTACGATGCAAATATAGACACTAAAATATGATTTACAAATTAAAATGATTTAAAATGTATTAATTTGGATAAATAAATGTAGTGAATAATATAAAGTGGTTATACACAGCCTTGCACTTAAAAGTATTACCCTCTACTTGCTAATAGGCAGAGGGTAATACGATATTATCTATTCTTAATCTTATCTTCAGAAATCAACCACTGGAATATAATCTTTCGGTTGCTAATTACTTTCTTTATCCTCATCAGCATCCAACTTCCTCTTAACCTATCCAGCCATGACCGTCTGAAATTAAGAGAATCAGGATTAACTGACTTATTTATATCGTTATCGTCCTTGATCCATATAGGTGTTTCAGATCGGTCATCGTCAACCCTGTTGAAGAAGTCATTTAACTTATGTCTTCTATATACCTCAGTATCCAGAACCTCGGTATGGTCGCCTACGATCTTCGGATACGATATACGTTGCGCTAAATTATTCTTTTCTTCTGGAACAAGATGAATTTCACCTGAGTTGTTTGTGTCGTTGTAGATAGTTATCGTATCCAAACCTACTTTCCTGTCAAGTGTGTAATTCACATCATCAACGTATTTCCTTGCGTCAAGCTCATACTCAACAGAAGCCAGCGTAGAACCGTTATATTTCTCTTTTATCGGCACTTCTAATATAAATGGATATGTTGTTCCATAAAACGTTTGGAAGCTCTTATTCGTCAGCAAATGACTCCATAAGCCACCTTTTTCATCTGATGCCGGGAAGTTTATTCCTGTCTGGAAATATTGTTGCTGCTCTATATAATAGTCAGGGCAGAATGAGTAATACGATATCCATTCTTGCTTCAGACACGAATATCCGATAGTGAACGACACATCCTTGAAATACTGTTCGTCTTTTAAGGATATTTCCTTATCGTTTGACAACACCTCTGTTTCATTGTACAAGAACCTTCCACCATCATATTTGTAATATGCCGGGTTCTTAACAGGTATATAATCTTTTTTCGTGATAAGTACCCTCTTATACCTATTATCCCATCCAAGAGACAGACCAAGACCGATAAATTTATTATCCGTATCTTCTTCTGTCATTTCTGTACCGGTTAAGATATTAGTTATTCCGTATCTAAGGATCTTAAACGGAAGATGACGCTTAAGCCAATGTCTGACACCTACACTAAGTTCCTTAAGATTACGTCCGTTCGGGTCGGTCATAAACACCTGTGCTCTTTTAGTATCTACCCAGAAATGACCAAACTCTGAACTAATTATTTCAGTGCTCTGTGTTCCAGAATAACCGAGGTCGGTCGTGTTGTACTCCAGAGGCCGGGACGCGAACAGACTGCCGGTGCCCATCTCAGCCTGCCCTGGGGAGGTGCGCTCCTTGATTACGTCTATGGCGTTATGGAGCGAAACCTGGTCCTCAAACCTGACAAGAATCTGATCGGATTCAATACGCTTCATGTGAATAAGCTTCCCGTTACTGGTTGGGAACTCATGATAATCCATAGGCTTGTACGTCAACCACGGATCTGTTTGGCTATTTTCAGATACGTCAGCCCTACTCCATATAACACCATTAGGGCGCTGGTAAGCACAGTCATAAAAACGACGTTCGTATGTTGCCGGCAATACATTAGGTGTCAATGTCATTCTTGATGAATAGATAGGACTTATCTTGTAATTATTGTCCCTATGGATAGATACGTTCTTTTCTTGTGTCCACCAAACAAAATCTCCTACTTTTGGATAGAATAATTCATGAGGCTGAGAACCCTCTAATCTGAAATTACAATTTATTTCAGACTCTACAAGGAACTGAGGAATACCATAGAACCATGTATAAAATCTGCCATCTACATACTTACCGGAGGTATCACCATTCAATTCATACAAGCTCTTCCTATTTGGGTAAAAAGCATATTTTCCTTTATTAGATGATGTCCAACTATTGAAACGTTCGTTATCTATCGTCTCAAGAGCGTCTTCTCCGGTATCATAATTAACAAAATATCTTGGATACCCTACATTTCTATAATCCATGTAAGGGAAAGGTATCATATCTCCAATACCAAAAGCACTATTATAAAAAACAGGAAATTTTCTCTTTAATGAAAATCTGGTTATCACCGTATCACCACCGAACATCAGTTTCTTTTCATTAGTGAAAAATCCACATCCACCTATGGAAATCCATTTTATATCTTCTATTTGACCATATTGATCCGGCCTATATCGCATAAGCCTCATATACGGAGAGCAAATGTATGAAACTGATTTGGATTGCTCGAATGTTCTTCCTGCTACAACATCGCTTCCAGCAATAACCGAATCATCTATACGGCTACTGTCGTAGTTGTAGACATAGTTCGGATATTCCAATAAATATTTCGATTTACCATCTCCTTTTTCACCTGGATCACCAAATGATAAAAATAACGAAGATTCACGATCTATATTATTAACAAATAAGAATCGTCCCTCATTATCGTTTTTACCGGTTCCCCATTTAGATGACATACTGGCATCCATCATAGGATACACACCGGACTTCATGTACTTAACAGAAGATAAACCACGAGCAAAATTTCGTTCATACTTATCCTGGTCTGTTATACCTATCATTGAATTATATAATCCTACAGAAGTATAATACCACGCATGATTACGTCTTGGTCCATTGTTTATAAACGTATTAAGCCAATCATAACGGTACTTACCGTACAATATCGGGCCCTTAGCAAGAGTTTGACTGACGGTTGACACCATTGAAGAAAACAGCATGGCCACACTTAAATTCGTTAGGAATCCTCCTCCGGTAAGACCAGCCGACCCTCCTATGTATCCAGACTGAGCCCTTATCTGAAGCTCTTCTGCTATCATAGCGGCTATTGTGGCACTTGATTCAACTGCGGCAAGTGACGCAGCTATCGTATAAGCAGCAGGACCTAAGATAGTCCATTTTGGATGATCTTCTACAGGCACAAAACTGCCTACAGACATTCCTCTTTGGAACCCGTCTATACATACTTCATTTGGAAGTTCGGGCTTGTTAAAATAAATATCAGGCGAACAAAATGAATACCACACGTTTCCTCCTTTGTCGAAAGGATGGGATATAAACTCGTCTCTTTTGCCAGACGTATAATTATATTGATCTTGTGATAGGTCATTATATGGGTAATTAGGATAGATATTTACATTACCATCGTCTCCTATGTATCTAAGCATATCGTAGGCCAATCCTGAGGCCACAACCGACCTATTTAGCCTCCTATCTCCACGATACAGTTCATATCCTACGATCGTATCTCTTTGTTGTTGCGTAATCAAACCAGAATCTACCGCAAAATCCAAAAACACTTGTATGGTGTTCTCATCTACCATAATACCTACCGGATATATTTCAGAAGCTATGTCATATCCACGTTCATCACTGTTCATAAAAGGTATATGCTTGTTATCTGGGAACCGGTAATGACGTATAGGTTGTTGGCAAAATACGGTAGAAGTATCTACTCCTCCATAAGAATGACCCTTGAAATAAGATAATCCATTTTTGTCTGACAAAGGAGCACCATAATATTCTGTTAACTTATTCATAATATTAGAATAAGCTTCTGTTTTTTTTGGATCATCATAAGATCTTCCTGTATCTATTTTCATCCTACTACTATCATAAAGTTCAAAATTAGAAGGATATTTCTCTGATGATTCCCAATATGCAAAATCCCCGTATTTATAAGGACGAGGCTTGCAATTGATGGGCCTATCTCCACATGTCTGACATTTTGATGCAAATAAGACAGTTGATCTAAGTGTTATAGAATCCACAGACAAATCAATCTTATTTACCTCCTTTTCTCTTATACCAAAAATATACGGATATATAGTTTTACCTGTAGCAAAAGAAACACCTAAGATAGCACGAGACGGCTTCTTTCCTGATTCTTCCTCTTCATCTGGAGTATCCTCATTCTTATATTTACAGAATTGTATTTGCCTGAATGTCATTATCCAAGGAACAGCTACAACCGGCGATTCTATTGTTACATAAAAATAATCTTGTTTTATCGTTTCTTTAAAGAATTTATCATCTATAGTTCCCCATGCGGGTCTTGCTATATTGATAATAACCGAATGTCCTGAAGCATGTTCCGGCCTATCGAAATCTACTGGTATTGTTCCAAGTGGATTCCATGTCTCTATATCCTTCCAAAAAGAAACACGAACGTAATTGGTAGAAACAGCATCCATTATACCATCTATCTTCCCAAGGGCTTCAAGATAAAGGACCTTATTTTCTTCCTTATATCCTTCTATATCCCATTCCTCCGGCCTATTGATTCTAATAAACCTGGCATTAGTCATTACATTCCTCACGAACTTGCGTACTACAAATTCAGAAGCAAATCCTATATTAAGTTTATCTCCAGTAGGATTTTCTAATGTTGCATTATTTACATACCCCTCAAATTCCCAGTCCGTTTCAGGTATGCCAGTGTCCGCATTTTTGTATATCATATCCTGGAGCTTCTTGGAAGCATCAGGCCAGAACTGTTCAATGCAATATTTCGGTCCGTTCTTTGATCGGTATTGATCATTTATTACCGTACTCGTTGACCTACCAGCCCTCCAATTGCCTTTTCCATTTATCTTTTCACTCCACCCATCTATATGTAAAATATATCCTCCAAGGATGTAATTGTTATTTTGAAAGTTATTATAATCAGACCTTGAAACAGTAGGATCCGAACAATAATTTTCAATATAACAACCACATGTACAAGGCATAGTGTCAAGAACGTATATAGCATCAGATACGGTCTTTAATATACTTCCTGGCTGCAAATACGGATAAAATTCGGAACAAAGGTGCTGTCTTCCATCACCGGATTTATCACCTGCGTTGTCACCAAAAAATGCTTCATCCATCCATTCAGACAAAGAATCCATTGTATCGTAATTGAATAGAACAGAATACTTATTCTGGTTCTCACCTCCGGTTGTATATAAATAGTCGGTAGACACGTGCTCCATGTCTTCTAATTCTTTATATATATAATCCTCTACAATACCAGTTATTAAAGAAACTGGAGCTGACAATATAGATTCTTGACGATGAGGGACTTCGCAGTCTCCTTCCATTTCTGGTAACCTAATATGATCAATTGGCTCCATATAATCCTGTGTTCCGTCTTCTCTGTATTTGGTAGCTATATCACATATCTGTCTTTCATTGTTTCCATTCTCCTTATTATTACAAGCTACAAGACCTATATTTTCAGACAAATAATTTATAGGGGTTCCTACAATATCATCATAATCGATAATAAATCTTGATTTACCTTTAAAAGTGGCAAAATTGCTTTCCACTATAACAGTTTGACCTACGGTAGCCGGGTTGTTACACTCTTTCTGTTCTTCATCTATAACAACCGCATCGTCGTCAATCAATACTCCATCTCCTGCTGTATTGCTATACTGCCATACATATTTCCTATCAACACCCGAGCAATCCGGAGCATATGCGTTTATAGACTGGTATGGGATACTGTCTTTGTTCATTTCCTCTCTCGCCTTATCATAAGGTGGGGGAACAAGAACGAATGCTGGAGTTTTATATCCGGTGGATGTCTTAAATGATATAGAAAAAGGATATACTTCATTCCTCATGTATCCCACATACAACGAACAGGCATTACCATCCTTATACAGATCCTCGTGGGCTACCGATGCCTGCCATTTTAGAAAATGCCCCATAAGAGAAACTACAGGCTGTAAATTCCATTCTTTTTCCGCCGTAAGACCATATTGAAGAAGACGGTTTCCGACTGACACTATTCCTCTTGATGTATTATATATGGCTCTTTTTAAAGAAATGTGTTCAAATGTTGTCCTCTTATTATTAAGATCAGAATAATAGTATATAGTCTTCTCTGTAATAGGATGAATACCTTCTATAAAATAATCAACTACAGGTTGTGTTTCGCCATTGTATCCTACAGTATTCTGAATAACAGCCACCTTGTAATGGCTGACTTGCCTATCCAAATTAGAAACCTTAAGCCTTATACCAAGATTAGTTCTTTCTCCCCATTTACCATCATTTATCCTAATATATTGTTCGTCAAATACATGAACAGGGTTAGTTAATGAAGTATAGTTAGTTTTCTCGTTACCAAATTCATCGCACAAGGCCACAGCAAACTGATACACGCCCGCACGCAGGCTGCCCCCGTACTCTATCTGTACCGGCTCTACGCATGGCTGGTCCAGTAGCGGAAACACCCTAAGTTTCTCACATGCCAGAAAACAACCATTCTCCTGCATGAATTTGTCTCTATCGTATTCTTTATCGCATATCTTATACCCATGATAATGATACCATATATCACCTTCATCATCAGGAGTCAGAGCCTTGTCTACAATAACATACCTGGGAGGATTATAATCGTCGGTCCAGTAAATACATTTTCCACATTTCTCTGTCTTTATTTCTATGGTTTTTATAGGATGGTAGATAGAGAAATTAAGGCACGGATCTTGCTCGTTGTCTTCCAGCAAGGTCTTCATGCCAGAGCACAAAGACTCCGATCCTTCTACCATAGATTCTATATCAGAATCGGATAAGATACTTGTATCGGATTCAGGCTTGAAATAAGTTATTTTAGATACGCCTGTTTCAGGATTTGTTATAAAAAAATAGATATTGCCTGAAGTAAGATCATTCTTATAACCAATAACTTTAAATCCATCGAAATCAATGCATTTAAGATTACTGTACTCATTAGATCTCATCCCAACATTACCGTCCTCGGATTCGATGTTGGCATTCAAGGCAAACGTATAATGCTGATCCGTAAGACTCGACGGATGCAGATCGCGATTCATACCTGTTTGAGGAACCGCTATGTTTCTGTTATCTTCTGATGCCATCTTTGTAACTGTTTGTCACAAAGATAGCAAAAGAAGAACTAACTCACACAACAGAAGCTACTGGAATAACAAAACCTTGCGCCATAGCTTTATGGTAGTCTCCTGTTAAATAATTATTGTTAAGGTGATTATATACAACTTTACACCACAAATATACCGAATTGTTTTTATTTATAAATAATAATTCCTGCATTTGTGCCATGAGATTAGTCGAACAACATACAATCAAGCCAAGTTCTGTTTATTACAATGAACTTTATGATCTATTGCATAAGTGTAAAAACTTATACAATAAAGGATTGTATGTTGTTAGACAACATTATTTTCAATACAAGGATGATAATACTGTAAAGTACAAATATCTCAACTATTATTCTCTCGAAAGAGTGTTGAAAACAGAAAATGATGTTGACTATCGTGCTTTACCAGCACCAGTTGCTCAACAGGTGTTGATGATGGTTGATAGAAACTTTAAATCTTTCTTCAATCTCTTTAATAAAAAGAATAGAGGTGAGTATTCCGAATTTGTTAGAATACCTAAGTATCTTAACAAAGATGGTTTGTTCCCTGCTGTTTTTACAACAAATGCTTTTTCTCAAAAATGGATAAAACAAGGCATTGTTAAGTTACCAAAACAATTTTCCTTTACAACAAGGACTAACAAACAAAATATCCAACAACTTAGATTCATTCCTAAGAATGGGTATATTGTTCTTGAAATAGTTTACAACAAGAAGGAAAAGGATCTTATGTCAGATAATGGAAACTATCTTGGTATCGACATAGGATTAGATAATTTAGCATCTTGTGTTTCTAACAACGGTTCTTGTTTTATCATCAATGGTAGACCTCTGAAGTCTATTAACCAATATTATAACAAAAGGTTAGCATTCTTAAAATCTAAGTTAAAAGATAATAAACATACTTCAAAACAAATAAGGTCATTAACAAACAAAAGGAATAACAAGATCAAAGATTATCTTCATAAGGCAAGTAGGATATTGATTAATCACGTAGTTTCCAATGGTATTAATACGATCATAATCGGTCATAACAAATGCTGGAAACAAGAGATCAATATCGGAAAACGAAATAATCAGAACTTTGTATCTATTCCTTTTAATATGTTTATTTCAATGATATCTTATAAAGCAACATTAGAAGGGATAAATGTTAAGATCGTTGAAGAATCTTATACTTCAAAATGTAGCTTTTTGGATAATGAACGGATTTGCAAACATGAATCTTACAAAGGAAGAAGGACCAAACGAGGATTGTTCAAAACTTCTTCTGGTAAGACAATTAATGCTGATATCAATGGTGCTTTTAACATCATTAGAAAATCAGCAAAAGAATCCTTTGATGTAACGATGTTACCAGAAGGTAGAGGGTTTTGGTGGAACCCTCTACGGATTTCCGTATAAATGTATATTATTTTACGCTTTTGGTGTAAAGTGCTATATAGTCACATATCTTTTACCCCTAATCAAAACAGTTCCATCACCGCCGGTTCCTTTCGAGCCGCATCCGCCTCCTCCGTAACCACCACTTTTTCTGTTTCCTCTTCCGATTCCACATCCTTCATCATAATCAGATTCACCTCCCATACCACCATCCCTATTTCTATCAGCTCCACCACCTCCGGCATTTCTTTTACCCGTCGGTTCTCCAAAATCTCTGGTTGTATATCCTTGACCTTTTCCTCCTCCATATTTCGTTCCAGGTGGGTGATATATCCCATTACCGTCTGTTATTCCAGGGGCATCAGATCCATCCGATCCAGCGTAAAACTCATCACCTGATTGATCTACAGATCCTCCACTTCCACCATTTCCTCCAGTATAAGGACCACCTGTTGAGTTTTCTCCGTTAAGAAGACCATTACCAGAAGGATTTCCACCCTCTGCTCTGTAAGATGAGTTCATAAATTGAGAGAATCCTCCCTTCTCAGGATAGCCATAATACAAACCTGCTCCACCTTTTCCTACTATGATATTAATTTCTTGACCTGGTGTTACAGATATTTGAGAACCTTGTTTTATTCCTATATTGTTTCTTTTGTAAGTCTTGGTATATCCACTTCCGGCGCCAGAACCGTTTCCACTTCCACCACCTCCACCAACAAGAAAAACATCTACTTCCGTGCATCCTGCCGGCACTACCCATGTGTAATTACCGGCCGGATAAAACCTTATAAGAAAGTCCTCAAGCTCCCTATTTTATCGGGAAAATTACGCTAAATCTACAGAATAGCTTAAAATGAGCGAATTATGAACTTTCTACCTCAATAGAGGTAATGATTTGGCAATAGTTCTAATTTCAGCAATATGCGTACGTTTGCTGCCAAACAACTCTTTTCAAGTGCAAAAATACAATATTTCTTTAAAATAGAATGTGAGAACAACGTTAAAAAATTATATATTGGAATAAAAGTGAGAATAATTCATTATCTTTGCAAAAAAATAAAATATTATGGATATTAATCGTTTGAAAATAGTGCTTGTTGAAAAGAAAAAGACGAGCAAATGGTTGGCAGAACAGTTAAAGGTAAACCCTTCTACTGTTTCAAAGTGGTGTACTAATACATCACAACCTCCATTAGAATCTATAATTAGCATATCGAAATTGTTAAATGTTGACATAAAAGAATTGATAAATAATTATGAGTAGTAAAAGTAACGACCAGGGACGTGCATACGAATACATTTGCTTGCATTCTTTGCAGGATGCAATAAGTGCTATTCGTAAATCACAAATAATTCATAATAGCAGTTATGAAGCTGCTGAACATGCATGGAATACATTGAGTGTTGCGGAAAAGGCTTTATACACACTGAGTGCGAAATCAACAATTGATACAATATTTGCATTAGAACCAAATATCGTAGACGTTGGTGATGACACTCTGAATTTGTATATTCAAAGCGATGAACATGGTGAAGACGCAGATGTTCGTGACATTATCATTGACCGTAAAGATATTGTTTGGGAGATTGGACTAAGTATAAAGCACAATCACATGGCAGTAAAGCATAGCCGTTTAGCCAAAAGTTTAGATTTTGGTCAAAAATGGTATGGAGTTAACTGTTCTGAAGAATATTGGAATGCAGTAAAGCCAACATTTGATTTTCTTGAAGTAGAAAAAGCAAACGGAACTTACTTCAGGGATTTAAACTCTAAGGAAGATGATGTTTATGTGCCATTATTGAAAGCTTTTATGCAAGAAGTAAAGACACAAGTAGAGAATAATGCTGATGTTCCTCGTAAACTTGTTGAATATTTACTTAGCAAATATGACTTTTACAAGGTTATTAGTATAGATAATATTAGTATAGATAATAAAAGAGTTACCACAATACAGTCATTCAACATGTATGGAACTTTAAACCAAGCAAGTAAGACGCAGAAACCGTCTTTAGAAGTTCCTGCAATGGAATTGCCTACGACTTTACTTTTTATGGATTTCAAACCTAAAAGTAAGACCACGGTAATTATGAGTTTTGATAATGGTTGGCAATTTTCATTCAGAATACATAACGCAAAAGATATGGTAGAACCATCTTTGAAGTTTGATGTTCAGATTGTAGGAATGCCTCCTGCTGTAAATATAAAGTTTAACTGTAAGTGGTAAATATGAATTTAATAAGTCTTTTTTCTGGCGCAGGTGGTCTTGACAAAGGATTTCACAATGCAGGATTTCATACTGTGGTAGCCAATGAATTTGATAAGAAAATATGTCCAACATTTAAAGCGAATTTCCCTGAGACAAAATTGATTGAGGGGGATATTAGAAATATACCGTCAGATGCTTTTCCTGACCATGTGACAGGTATAATTGGTGGACCACCATGCCAGTCATGGAGTGAGGCAGGTTCTTTAAAAGGTATCGAAGATGCACGTGGTCAGTTGTTCTATGAGTATATCAGAATATTGCGTGATACCCAACCTTTGTTTTTTGTAGCAGAGAATGTGTCGGGTATGCTTGCCAAACGACATGCGACTTCAGTTAGTGGATTTATGAAGTTGTTTGATGAAGCAGGATATGACGTTAATCTGAAAATGCTTAATGCCAATGACTATGATGTTCCAGAAGACCGAGACCGTGTCTTCTATATTGGCTTTCGCAAGGATTTGCACATAGGCGATTATGAATATCCGAAGCCACAAGAGCATAAGCCAACTTTACGTGAGGCTATTTGGGATTTACAGGACACAGCCATACCAGCAAGAGAAAAGAATCATACTAACGGAAATGCTTGCGCTGTTCCTAACAATGAATATTTTACAGGTGCCTTCTCGCCAATATTCATGTCACGCAACCGTGTTAGAGCATGGGATGAACCTGGATTCACCGTTCAAGCAAGCGGAAGGCAATGCCAGCTTCATCCACAGGCACCTAAGATGATAAAGGTCGAAAAGAACTTGCAAAAATTTGTTGAGGGGAAAGAGCATCTATATAGAAGAATGACAGTCAGAGAAGTTGCTCGTGTTCAAAGTTTCCCTGATGACTTCAAATTCATATATGACGAAGTGAATTATGGTTACAAGATGATAGGTAATGCTGTTCCTGTCAATCTTGCGTATCATGTGGCATTAAGTATAATTGAGACATTGAAACGACATAATATTAATATAGATAATTGATGAATATAATATCACTATTTGCAGGATGTGGAGGTCTTGACCTTGGGTTTGAAAGGGCTGGGTTCAATGTGATTTGGGCAAATGAATGTGATTCTTCTATATTTGAAACATATAGAAAAAATCACCCAAATACCATGTTGAATACTACCGATGTGCGCTTACTCAAAGACCAAGACATTCCATCTTGCGATGGTATTATTGGTGGTCCACCATGTCAAGCATGGAGTGAAGGTGGCAAGCAACTTGGATTTGAAGACCCAAGAGGTCAGTTGTTTTTAGAGTATATCAGGAATGCCATCCTTCTGTAAATATAAACAAGAAACGTAATGCGGTAGAGAGAAATACGTTCAAAAACAAAGTCTGTAACATAGTGCAAAAAAATATCTTCTTGGAAAGTATGACCAAAGAAAAGAAGTTAAACATTTTCATTGATAGATATAATTTTACAAATAAGGGAGATTTGGATGGAGATAAAGTAAAATTAACACCAGAAGCATTTGCTGAAGAAGTCGAAATCTATTTAAGAAATATGTTTAATGGATTTATATATCCTACTAAGCATATTAAAAGAATTAAAGTTTGGGAGACACGTGGTAGAAACATAGTTCAATTCAATTCTATAGCTCGAAGGGATTCTGTACCTTGGCAAGATTTAGAAAAATGTATAGAATCTAAAAACAGCAAATACTCTATCTATCAAAAGAAAAACAAATGTGATGAATATTGGCTTTGCATTTATCTTCCTTTTGAAGAGAATAAACATCCTTATGAGGTGAGTAATGAGTTGCTTTCAGAAAATGCAAAACAAAAGGTTATGTCAAGTCCATTTAAATGTATTGTTGTAACATCGGTAATGCCTATAGATTTAGCGATACTAAAGGATTGATAAAAATTAGATAAAAACGTAGAAAGCATTGGAATTAAATTGTTACCAACTTCAAATTGTTCGACTTGGGAGGAACAATTTCCCAACTAACATATTTCTTTTGGGGAGTTACCCAAAAGGTTTTGAGTAACTCAAAACATACCTTGCTGTGTCTTTGTGGACACAATGTTTTGGAAAGAATAAAACCTAATACCATGATTCCTAAGACATCACCAAATTTTTGAGAGCTTTTTTGTGTTAAAATAAGCAAAATAGCCCCCAGAAAGCATATAGTCATACCTACCCCTGTAGCAGAAGAAGACATTTTTTGACTTTTCTGTTACAAAAAAACGACGCCTCATAATATATCAGGAATTACCCCCCCCTATATATAATAACTTATTGTAAATCATATAATTATATTTAATATAGATAATCAAACAAATACAAAGAAAGAATCATTGCGATACATACTACTCTTCTCTGTTGCAGAAGTAATACAATCAGGTTCTATTTCTGTTTTTACACAATGATAAATAGCTCCATTACCAGATCTTTGTTCTTCAAAATATCTTCTCCTACTCACGATAATACTCCTTTCTGTAATATTTCAAGAAACTAAACCCTTCAGACTCTCTTCTAAATATACCAGGTTTGTTCCAGTCATTTTCAAGATCGAAGGCCTCTCTTTCAAATACGATATTGTGATATGCTTTCTTGTGATTCCGGTATATACACAATCTTATTAGGTATTCAACCAGATACCATACATAGTACAAAAATACCGGGATAGTAAGCAGCCACAACATCCACCATCCTGCATGGCCGTTAAGACCAGATACTAATGCTATGATTGAGATGATTATAAAGCCCGTAGCAAACAACGCCTGATATTGATTACAATGCGTCCCTTCATGATATTCTGCCTTTAATGATATGGCATCACGTTCGGTAAATACGGCTCCAAACAGCATAATTGTTTTATAGCCGTCAATGAACGTAAACAACTTAGCTATCTTAGAATTGTAATAGATTTTCATTTTCCGAATTTAATTTTGTACCAGTTACACAATATCAAAAATTCAATAGGTGAATTAACACCATCCCATTCCCATTTATCTAAATAGGCCCTGAGTTTATCTCCTTCAACGCATTCGGCTTCTTGCAAGAAGACAAGATGAGGCATAAATAACTCCGATCCTTCCAAAGACTTATTAAAGAACTTAACCAGCCTCTTATTAAATCCAGGACCGTACCATGATTTTTCATTTGTGGATCCAAGACAATAGTAAGAATTGTTCTTAACTTTAATACCAAACCATTTACATACGTATGGATGATATACTCTATCTGCTAAGAATATAAATGGCTTATACCATAGGCAATGCCAGAATGTACTACACTCGCCTCCGAACTTCTTAAAAGCCCATCTGAATCCTCCTGGAAAATACCAGTTGTTGGCTCCTCTCTTAACCTTAACTTTGTATTTAAGATTCTTGTTACGGTTGCTAACCCTATCCCACGGCTTGACCTTATCGGTATCCATATCAGGAAGGAATGTCCAATGATGAAGCAAGGCACTGTAATAAGGATTGTATATCTTGTGTCTGTTCCTAATAACGTACTCAAAAATATCGTATCCTACTTGCCTGGCTTCTTCAAATCCTTTTTCTGACAAGAAAGCTAATATAGGAGCCAGATTCCAGATCTGATCTTGTGAAGTGAATGGAGAGAAGCATGGATCTTCGTCTTTTAACTCTATACCATTAGTGTACCCGGAACTTATTTTGGTAAGACCGAATTTGCTTGCATCTTCGCTATGGATATCGTCTCTTAAGAAAAATCCTTTTTCGAATTTGAAATAAATACCTTTATTGTTATTAAAAAATAGATCATAAGTAGTATCGGCAAGACGGGTAAGCACCAGTATGGCATTACGAACATCATCTTTTGTCTTGTAACCAAGAATCATTTCCGTATATACAAGCTGAAGATACTGAGCCAGATTAATGGTTCCGTCGCCGACCCAGCCTACCCCGTTCTTAACCGACGACAGTGGGATGCACGAGGCCTGCTTTGTGTAGCTGGAATCATAAACAAAATCCCGATAAAATACCTCCTTAATCCTATTGTATTTATCCCAAAGACTTTCCATCACCTTAACCTATAACAATAACACAATCACGCTTTTCCTTATTATAAACCATCGTACCCATCTTAGTGTACAAACCTTTTATATTTTGGTAATTGGTTTCCCCATGAGCCGAAACGTTGGTAGTGATACTGTCGGAGTAAACCTCCTCACCGCCTTCGTTAATAAAGTTAAATCCTTGTTTAACCATCTCTCCTCCAAGGTAGGCTGTAAAAGACACAACGACATTTCCTCGCCCTCTATTCCCATACCAATTACCATAGATATCGGCATTGATATTAGGCTCAGACTCGTCCATGCCCGGCGCTGATAGCAAGGTCTTCATCTTAATAAGTGCCCCTTCGAGTCCTGACTGCATGTTATCACCACCATAAATAAGGTAATCACCTACCTGTTGTTGGGTAGTAGCCCACCGCTTACTCCATCCAACGTATTTATTATCTACATCCGAGATGCCTGTATTGGTGAACCCAGTTGCAGTATCAAAATCAGAACCGTCTTCTGATTCCCATCCGTATCTAAGAACAAGATAATCGAACTCAGGAATTACAACGACCTGCTCGCCGGCAGCTTGTGTGATTGTAACGTTCTTACTCTCTCCACCAGCCGTTACCTTAGCTACGCCTCTACGATCTTCAGCTACCGGATTAGGGCCGGCTGTGAAGATAATATTTGCCGGTCCTACGCCTCTCATTTTGTCGGCAGTTACTATTTCGCTTGCACTAACTTCTAACATTTTGTTTATTTTTTTAATATTTCGAATACGTATATCCAACTCGACAAAAATACTATTGGGCAGTACATTGTCTCTACCAAACTTGCATCTCCTTTAAATTGCCTGATTGACCAAACAATCATAGATGCAATAACGCCAGACAAGTATATAAATAAAACTACCTCAATCATACCATTTTAAGTATATCGTCAATAACTGGATACGCCTTAGTATATATCTCAAACTCAGCACGGCGCCGCCTAAGAGGTTCGTACATGCCTTTTAATGTCATACCCATCATCTTAAGTTCGGTCTTAGCATTTTTCAGCTTAACCAAATCTTGCTGTGCATACAACTTGAACAAATCGGCAGCCCCTTGTGCTTCTCCATTATACATCAGTTCCTCAAAGAATCTCATCTTTACAAAATTATCTACATAATCCAATACCAGACCTTGAGGCGTATCTGGTATAATTATATTAGATTCTCCGTCAAAGGGAAGAGACCGGTACTGCATGTAAATAGGTCCATCGAAATTAGCATACAGGAATCCGTTTACGATATTTATCTCATACGGACTATCCTTTATTGCTTTATTCCGGCATCTACTCAAACAAGAATCACGAAGCATAGGCTTGGCAAGACCTAACATTACTGGCCGGTCATAATAGCAACGAACTTCATGATCGCGATCGTGGGTGTTGATATAAAATTTTTCAACTATCACCTTCTCGCATTCTTCTTTACAACATTCATCGCAAGAACACCACCTATAACTTCTTTCAGTGCGTTCTTTCCAGGCTATTGTATTTTGAAGTTCTGGTATCACCTTATCACCTTCCGGCACCTCATATCCTTTAAAATCGCATTTGAAAGCCAGAATAAGATCAAAGTAATCACCAGGCATACGGGCCTGCCCTCGCTTGACATCCACTACCGCTTCTTTGCGCATAGTAATATCACCTCCAAACTTCTTCAGGGCAATTTCTACCCATTTGTAGATGGATACCTCATCTATCAGATCACGCTTGTCAAATGATCTTAAAGACGATTTTAACTCTATGATATAATTTTCGACTGTCATCTCTTAAAAAAAATGGAGGACAGGAAACAAACCTGACCTCCACAAAGATATGAATAATATGTATAACGCCCTATTTTGAAGATTCAAAAGTTATGGCCTTCAAACTTGCCATACTTCAAGAAAAGGCTCCTACACTTTTCCTTTATCCCCTTAAGTGTGACTTCATATCCGGCACCAGTCATGTAGATGGTTTGCTAATTAACTCTTTCCCCGGAATATTTGTCAACAAAATATGATCTATACACACCAAACCTATTTTTGACAATATCACTGTACAGCTCCCATCTACCCTGCCCATTTCTGAACATGAACTTGACTTCCTCAAGAAACAAACGAAGATTCTTTTCTGCGATGATGATTCCATTCTGCTCAAGCTTCTTCGCCACATCTCTGATTAGCCACATATTTTCATGATCAACCTTCTTAAATGACTCTGCAAACTCCACATCGGGACGCTGCTCTTCTATGGTCTTAATCGCCTGCTGTCTCTCCGCCTCTGCTTGTGCTCTCTCGGCTATGGCTCTATTCTTAGCATCAATCTCATCAGCTAATGCTCTTAATGCAGATGGATAGTCTTTCGGTGTTATAGAATAGGAACCGGTTTTTCTTATAGAGGGTAGGACTTCAGATGTTACCCATTTCTTGAATTTTTTAGCAAAATCCATCTTTGATCCAAAAATTAGGCTATACAGTCCAGACTCATTGATTATCAGTATTTTAGTGTTTGGAGTGTAGGGACGGAACGTTTCGTTCCACCCTTGAGTATCAGGTACTTTCATTATTAGTCTATCATCTTCATCAACGTGATCCCTTATCGCTTTTCTCGGATTAGTGTACCCTAAAAATGAAGCTATAGGAGATCCTATAAAATACGGTTCTTCGTCAATAATAATAATTTTTAGCTCTCCAAAATCTGAATTTTTGAAAGATGATACGGTTTTAACCTCTTTGCTAAATTCCATTTCGTTGGATTCCGACGTCAAAATAATGTTACTGTTCTTCGCATTGTTTTGAAAATTGCTTACATTTGTTCCCATAATAGGAATTTTACTTTTTATATCCGCCAGCCTGAGAAGGTAGACGGATATGCAAATATAGCGATTAACCTATATCAATAAAGGGTAATCGCTATATTTTTTTACATGTTCCTATGATTGAGTTCTCGATCTTCGAAAACTCTCTTAATCTGGAAATCTTTAAACACTCTTCTTTTAGCAAGTATTTCATTATACATAAATCGGTATCTTCGTCCTTTATTCATTTTAACCCTTAACTTCTTTTTCAAGCTATCTTGTATTACAAAATGGTAATATCTTTTAGAGTCTGCGAAATCCATAGCCAGGTGGTTGTAGAGGTAGCCGTTGGTTCCGAGCCTGCTCACGATGTCCAGGTCCCGCCTGACGGCAAAGCGCTGCCCCGGTATAAGTACATGGCATAAGTATCCTACGTTATCTACGTAAACACCGGCATCAGCTTCCACATAATGTTCTGATACGGTTTTCCATATAATAGATAACAGCCTTAAAACCTCCCCTCTGTCTCTTATCATGCCTTTCTTAAAACCATTCTTTCTCTTCATAAGACGATGGTAGTAGGCTACAAAATACGGTGATTGTATCGATGTTCTTTTCATGTCACTAAGTTTATATAAAAATGGGTCTTGGTTTCACAACTAAGACCCAAATAAAGATAAATAATATTTTGTTATTGAACAATTTGACTTTTCTGATTGGAATCAAGATTCGGATTTTCATCGACAGGAATCTGTAGCCTGAACGCTACTTCCTTTATCGTCTCTGCTACCACATACTCAATTAGCTTGATAGGACAGATAAATTCGTATTCCCATTCAGACTCGCACCCTTTAGGTGTAGGATCGCAGGCCATTAATTCCAGCGCCTTCTTTCTTCTTGTTGTAAAGAACTCTACGTTAATAAGCTCTATATGAAAATCCGGTATATAAACATAGTCGTTTTCTACATAATAAAAAGGACGCCGTTCTTTAACGTATTTAGCATACGGTCTTTTTTGTTCATTACGATACGACTTTATTTCAGCGAACTTAAAAAATATAGTGTTATCTACGTTAGTCACCTTAGTAATAGCCGGTCTAAGAGCAGAATAAAGAAGCCCTGGAAGTTTATGCTTTGACCGCATCAAAGTATTGCATAACGCAAATTCAGCATCGCAGCAAACTATCTTGTCAACTTCAATCATCTCCAGGCAAGTAACGTAAGTTAGGAGCCGGTGATCGCCGAGCAACGTCCCATCATCCCACCTCTGGGCTGTATAAGATTCGGCTTTAGTTCTACCGATATTCAATATCCATCTCCGGCTAACATGGGAGTCTTTATCAAGGGCATGAATGCCATTTACGACTCTTGATACAAATTCACCATTTGTAATCATGCTCCCCTCCTTTCTTTTGCTCTGGATTCTCTTGATTTGGCATTCAAGATCCTCATATAAATCTCTCTTTCACTCATGCCGGATATGGTTTTTATAGCATCATCCAACATAACTTTCGTATATAAAGGTTTAGGGAATCCCTTTATCTTAACCGGATCAGGAACTAACTTCGCCTTCCGATATTCATAAAATCTTTTAGAAGTTACATTAAGATAAGAAATAGCTTCCTCGCCAGTATAATACTTAGCGGGATTAGCAAGCTGCATCCATGTTTCCAAATCATTGGCTGTAAGATGATCGCATTCGCCATTCAAAAACATGGCCTTTATTTTATCACATACCGCAGCACCACTCTTACGCAGCGTCTCTGTCAGAATCTCTTTCATCTTCTTTAAAGCAACCTGTTTTAAATCTTAAAATGATAGAGGCAATGATTATAACAAGAGTTACAGCCATCAACGACCATATTGCGATGTTATGCTCAATAGGTATATTGAAATTAACCATAACCCATTCTACTGACACATTAAGCATCATACTGTAGATTAGTAACCTATGCCATATACAAAACTTAAACATTTTTGAAAAAGCTAACAGAAATAGGTCCCATGATAGAGAATGACCTAATATCGGATACAGCCAATTAGTGATACTAAAAGGATAAAACTCATCAAAAATGCTGGCTAACATAATAACCTGCATCAATACAGGATAGTACTTCACAAACGTCACACAGACATTCCCTTGCCCTTTGCTAATAAACTTGTTGCTCATAATAAATTGTTGTTATGTTATTAAAATGGGGAAGACGATCAGCACCTTCCCCTGGTTTTCAATCACTTTTTAGTGCTCGTCTTCTTTCTTTTCATCTTGCCTCCAACGCTACCGCCTTGGCGCATTTTAGGTTTGTCTTTCTTATCGACTTCACCACCCTGACGAGCTTTCTTTTTACAAGCCATGATACTAAAATTTTAAAATTGAATGATATGCAATATTAATCATTTTTATCCTAATAGACAATATTTAAAACAAAATATTATAACCCAAAAAAACATTCAAGGGAGAGGACTAAATCCTCTCCCTTGTTGATTATGCTGGATTAAGATTTATTTGAGAATAAGCATATTTTAAAGTACCATTTTCATCTCCACACTCAGCTCCATCTACGATAAAGTTGTAAGAAGCAGGAGATTCATTATATACATTGAAAACACCACCTTTCTTAGAGATATTTTGTTTATCATACCGCCTAACAGTAGAGGTCCTATACACTTTGCCTTCGTAAGACACGTTTATAGTTCGTATATACCATGTAGTATTTCCATTCTCATCTCCAGAATGAACATATCCGGCTAATATTCCTCCATTAACGGCCCCGAAATACGAACAAGAGCTTCCGGATTGTCTTCTCTGGATTGTTGTTCCGATGCTTATAGTAGCTCCTGATATCTCACGATAATTAGCATCCACCACCTTAATATCACAAGTATATATTCGGATATTTCCCCTTTCATCACCAGTCCATTCGAATCCGGCAATACACTTACCGACACCAGGATTATAAGAAACATTATTCTTCCTGTATGTAGCCCAAGAGCCGTTTTTTAATACAATATGTGCCGGTACAGGCTTAACCTCAGCCTTGCCCTCTTGGTTGACTGTTATGTTGACAGTCTTCCCAGATTCATTTTGCTTCAATGTTACAGTACCACTTCTGGGAGAAGAAGAGCTGTTTGCAGACGAGATTATCATAAATGAATAATCATAACCTGACAAAACAGGACAGGATACCCCTGATGGTTTTTCTGCAACTTCTGTAACCCAACTTGGTTTAGATGATACAGTGTATCCTATCTTGCTTCCATTCTTCTTACTTTTTAATTGGATACATAAATATGAGTTATTTGTACCTCCATTCGCATCGGCATTCCAAGTGCTTTGGTTGGTACTAAATTCGTAAGTCACCGCAATATCTTGTGTAATACTAAGAGTAACAGTCTTTCCAGATTCTTTTTGAACAAAAACAATATCACCAGATCTGGAAGAAGATGTTGTATTAGCAGATAACGTCACCACAGCCTTCATACTTTCAGATGTCTGATCTCTGTAATCGACAAAACACCAAGAAGGTTCCGATTTAACAGAAAAACCTATATATGAATCATTCTTAGTACTTATGATAACTTCTTCAATATTCTGAGATTCTCCAGTTACAGACCTCGACTTGCTCGTTCTTCCATCATGGAACTGAAATTCGTATGGATCATATCCGCAACTTCCAATAACATACTCTTCTTTAGTATCAGAATTTCCGCAATCATCGTAACGAATAAACTTAGTTTTGGTTCCATTACATCCATTTTCTTGCCAAGAACCGTAAGGTTCGCAATTACAGCAATTTCTACAACTTACAGAATATTGACGATCTATGCTACCAGAGCAACTATCACGATAAGCATTGTACCGAGTATGACCTACGCAGTCTCCTATTCCATAGTAAGACCAGTCAGTACAAGACTCTCCACCTCCATTAACCCATCTTGTGTCGTTGTAAGAAGAAGAACATGGATTGGTGTCACGTTGTTGCTTCTGAGACGTACAACCGTCACAACGGGTGCTTCCGGTATCCGACCAAGAAGGTGTTGTGCTATCAGGCAAGCAATCACCGTTTTTGTTAGCTACTGCCTGACCTTGGGAATTTACAGCATCTTGAGCCTTTTTGTTGGCATCGGCTTGACTGATATTAGACGTAAATGGACCACCTACTTGATCTTGGGTTACGGTAACAGAAGAACCATGCTGGCAGCTTCCACAATTGTTTCTGGTGAAAACCTTACTTGCCTTACCGGTCCAAGTACAAGTTCCCTGCGCGTCAGCAAGATCCTGCCCCTGCTGTTCAACGGCAGCCTGAGCCTTGCTATTTGCGTCTTCCTGACTTACGGTAGACGTAAAAGGACCGCCGGTTACATCATCTTGGTCTATAGTAACCTCAGATCCGACACCGCCGTCAGCACACTGTTTTGTAAATTGCTTGCTATATGTTCCGGTCCAGGTACATACTTTATCTCCGCCTTCTACCCATCGTTCATTTTCTCCACCATAGCATTCGTTGGTATTAACCTGTTTTTTATAAGATTTACCACCTTCACATTTGGTTTCGAGCGGCTCGGAATCTACCCATACAGGGTCGGTGTTATCTGTTTCACACGTTCCGTTCTTATTAACATAAGCCTGACCTTGTGCTTCTACGGCTTCCTGAGCCAGCCTATTTGCCTCTTCCTGACTTTCATTAGAATAGAACGGTCCACCTACCATATCTTGTGTTACAGTAAGAGGAACGCCATGTTGACATGATCCGCAATTATCTTTCGTAAATTCCTTGCTATATACGCCTACGAACCTACATTTACCTTTCTGGTTGGCAATATTCTGTCCTTGAGCCTTAACAGCTTCCTTAGCCTTATTATCGGCATCTTCTTGACTTACGAAAGAAGTAAAAGGATTACCTTCAACATCAGCTTCACTTACCTCTACTTCTGTTCCTGAATCCGGTATCTCACAGTCGTTCTTCTGGAACGTTTCTGAATAATGACCGGTCCAGCTACAAACCTTATTTCCGCCGTTTACCCAACGTTCCTGATTATGGGTTTCAGAACATTCATTGGTATCACGTTGCTTTTTCTGAGACTTACCTTCATTACATCTAAGTTCTTCCGGAACAACGTCTTCCCATACAGGATCGGTGCTAAGTGGCGTACAGTTGCCGTTTTTATTAGCATAAGCCTGACCGCCTTCTTCTACGATCCTACGAGCTTCTGTATCTGCCGCCTCTTGACTTTCCGTTGACGTAACAGGACTACCATTTACCATCTCAGCCGTAACTTCCATCTCTACACCTTTATGACAAGCCTCGCATTCGGGAACGAATCTCTTGCTGTAATGACCGGTATAGACCGTCATATCTTCGCAATTGCCTTTATTATTAGCAATAGCCTGACCTTGTTCTTTGACAGCAGCCTTGGCCTTGTTATTAGCATCATCTTGGCTTACGGTAGATGTGAAAGGAGCACCAACAACATCTTGTTCGGTTACAGTAATCTTAGACCCTACCTGACCTTCATTACAATCGTTTTTGGTAAATTCTTCACTGTATTTACCAGTCCACGTGCAATGTCCGTCCCGGTTGGCTATGGCCTGGCCCTGTTGCTCGACAGCAGCCTGAGCGAGCGCGTTAGCCGCCTCCTGGCTTTCGTATGAAGTAAAAGGACCGCCGGTTACATCATCTTGGTCTATAGTAACCTCAGATCCGACACCTCCATCAGCACACTGTTTTGTAAATTGCTTGCTATATGTTCCGGTCCAGGTACATACTTTATCTCCACCTTCTACCCAGCGTTCATCTGCTCCACCATAACATTCGTTGGTATTGACTTGCTTCTTATAAGATTTACCTCCTTCACATTTGGTTTCAAGCGGTTCAGAATCTACCCATACAGGATCGGTGTTGTCCATTTCGCATGTCCCGTTCTCGTTAGCGTAAGCCTGACCTTGGGCTTCTACAGCTTCCTGAGCCAACCTATCTGCCTCTTCCTGGCTTTCATTAGAATAGAACGGTCCACCCACCATGTCTTGTGTTACGCTCATCGGAACGCCATGCTGACATGATCCGCAATTGTCTTTTGTAAACTGCTTGCTATATACGCCTACGAACCTACATTTACCTTTCTGGTTGGCAATATTCTGTCCTTGAGCTTTAACGGCTTCCTTAGCCTTATTATCGGCATCTTCTTGACTTACGAAAGAAGTAAAAGGATTACCTTCAACATCAGCTTCACTTACCTCTACTT